CCTTTCGTGCTTCGCCCCTTTTATGCTTCGCCAGTTTTGTGCTGTGTTTTACCAAAAGTTTTATGTTTTACAACTTTTGTGCTTAGAAATCGAAAAAGCCATATGTAGGTATGCCTCGGAGGGAGTTCGTGCGTTATAGGGGGTATTCTGTGCGTTTTTTGACTATATGGTGGACTGACATTAACCCTTATTTTGGCTTTTTCGGAATTTAGGGTAAAAAAACTGTCGGAAAAAGTATATATTATTTGCGACAAAAATTTTTGTTGACAACTATTAAAATATTTAGTATAATACTTATAAATAAATTAATTTTTTTATTTTTTACTTGACTTTTGGAAATAGGTTTGGTATAATATGGAAAATTAAGAATAAGAACCTTTGAACAACTCTGGTTGTCCTTTGTAATGAGAGTAAGATGTGGAAGGGGAAGTGTTGGGCGAGGTTGAAGAGGTTAAAGATTGGATAGAAAAACAGACAGGCATAAAATATAAAATAAAAAAGGTTAGGGGAGAGGGGGGGGGGGGGAAGTGAAAGAACGACCAATAATTTTTAGCAGTGAAATGGTTAAAGCTATTCTTGAAGGTCGAAAGACTCGGATGAGAAGGGTTGTTAAACCTCAACCACCACAGAATTTTAAATATTATGGTTGTGGTAGTGGATTTTATGTTTTTACAACAACGGGCCATAAAGAGCCAGAAGAAAAAGATAATTTTTTATGTGGTTGCCCCTACGGAATGATAGGCGACAGACTTTGGGTTCGAGAAACTTTTTGGTGTGATAATGATTATGATGGCGATGATTATAGCAGTTGGGATTGTGGTTCGAAGTTAAGTTTAGGTAAAGATTACGCTTCTATTCAGTATGTTGCTACTCCAGAATGTTGCAATTACCCTAAACTAACAGGCGCTGAGGGGTTTACTCCTTGTGACGGGAGGCATACTCATGGATATTGGTGGTTATCCCCACCTGACGATTGGGATGGAAAATCAGACTATCATGGCAAGGGTAATTGGATTTTTATGCCAACACAACTAATAACAAAACATCCCTCAATCCACATGCCTCGCTGGGCTTCTCGCATAACTCTTGAGATAATAAATATCAGGGTTGAGAGGTTGCAGGAGATAAGCGAAGAAGATGCAAAAGCAGAAGGGGTAATAATGAAAGGAACGACATTCTCATATAAAACAGGCTTGAAATTTCTATGGAACTCAATCCACAAGAAAGAAAATAGGTGGGAATCAAATTGTTTTGTTTGGGTATTGACATTTAAAAGGATTTGGGTATAGGAGGGGGAGATGATGAGCGAGATTAAGAAACACGCTGAGGTGTTGTCAAATCTTTATGATGTGATTAGTGATGTAATAACTTGTCAGAAAGTGGAAGAATGCGAAAAAGCCCTCGACTACTTCATATCTCTTGCCTCTCGAATTAAGGCAGTTAATGGAACGTTGCCAGAGGTTGAGAAAGCCCATACCTACGGTAGCGAGAACGCAGATGTATATAGGGCTTACGATGCGGGACAAGAGAGTATGAGAGCACGGTGTCTACTTGCCCTTGCCTCAAAACTGGACAGGGAGAGGTTGGCGTTTGTATTATGGAAAACCCGTGTTGCAAATGATACAGATACACAAACAAGCCTTAAAAAATCGTGGGAGATTTATTCCGATACTTTTAAAAAAGAATACAGAGAGCTTGCCGACGCAATCATAGAAAGTGTGGTGAGGGGATGAAATATTTTATAAATCTTTCTGCTGGGCTATTACAAAATAAATATAAAGGGGAAATAATACGCATACAATCTTCACATTTAGAAACACATTCCTTTGATAGGTTGTTTTATGGGTTATCGGATAGTTTACTATACAACCTTGCAAAAGAAGAAGAATGTATTATTGTTGACTGTTCTTCAAATCACACAGGAAAAGTTATTAGAAGAGGAATACCAATTATAAAAATGGTGTTATCTCGACGGTGGCATGAAGATAGAAACCATTATGAATTAGGAAGAGAATATGCGGATAGAATTTTGCGTAGCCTGTCGAGGCAAACAAAAAATAAAATAGATTTTTATAAAAAGTTTTTACACACAGGCAAAAGGATATTACTGTCAGGAATAAGTATAAAAGTAAATAAAGAAAAAGAGGTGAATAAATGAAAAAGAAACCAATACTAAAAGCTAAGTTATGGAGAAAAGGAAGGACAGTTTATTTTCAAGTCCTTGAACAAGACGACAATAAGATTAAGAGAGGGGGGTTTGAGTTTAAATCTCAGAGAACAGGGATGAGTGTTTGCAGCGACGACTTTCCTGAATTAAGTTATTGTACAATTTATCTAAGGGGTGGGGACAAAACAAGGGATAATGAAATTGTCGAACGCTCTTTTTCTTCCCTAGAAAAAGCCGACGGATATTACCAGAGATGCAAAACAGCTCTCACTGAACTTACAGATTATTTAAATAGTAAACCAAAAAAGATACCGGCGACAGAGTCGGTGATTATAGGGGGGTGAAGAATGAGCAAATCAAGTACAGCGACAAGCACGGGAATTGGGTTAGGTTGTGCGATAGCGGTAACGATTTCTTGGAGTGTAAATCATTCTATTTTGTGGTGTATTCTTCACGGTATTTTTAGTTGGTTTTATGTAATTTACTATGCTCTTGGATATAGGAGGTGAACGATGAGCAAGATACTAAAAGTAACTTTTGAATACGAAGATGAAATCCATACTCTTGAAGGAGAACAAGCTGAAAAATGGTTACAAAGAGCAAATGGTATGTGTGCTTTTAGTGCTACACACGGCGGTGGTCTACCAGAGTATAACTGGAAAGTAACCAAGAAGGAGAGAAAAGAGTGAGCAAGACGGTTGAGGTGTTGGAAATTTTATTAGATTATGCCAATTCGGATAATTCTGATATGAAGTTATTGCAGGAACAGAAAAAAGCCATCGTTGATGCTATCTCGGCTATCAAAGAGAGGGACGAATTAAAGCAGAAACTCGCCTCCCTCCGAAAAGATATAGAGAACGAGAGACCAAAAAAGAAAGGCACAATTCAACATTATGACGATGGAGACAATGGATATGATACAGGATTTGATGTTTGCCACGACAAAGACACAGAAGCCCTTGACAGGGTGTTTAAGGAAGGAGAGTGAGGGGTGAAGTATCAAATTATTCTTGCTGACCCCCCGTGGAAACAGGCAAAGGGTGGAAAAAAGAATGTTCGACCACATTCCTCTGGCAAGAAACTAGATTATCCAATAATGGAATTGGAAGATATAAAAGAAATAATTTACAAAGCCTCTTTATTGGGAGAAAAAAATCATTGTTTCTTTTTATGGGTAATTGATAAAACATTATGGAATGCTGAAAAAATTATGGAAGATTTAGATTATAAATTACACGCCAGAATGATTTGGAATAAAGTAACTGGAATACCGGCGGCTTTTACAATTAGATTTGGACACGAATATTTATTATGGTTTTATAAACAAAAACTCATACCAGTAGCAAAAAATGAGAGGGGTAAAATACATTCTGTGTTTACGGAACAAGTTAAAAAACATAGTCAGAAGCCAGAAATTGCATATCAGATAATAGAAAGATTATACCCCAACACAAGTAAACTTGAATTATTTGCAAGAAATAAAAGACATACTTTATTTGGTGGAAATTGGGATGTATGGGGGAATGAAGTAGAAAATGATATAGATTTGCTTCCAGTAAAATAACAGTATGAAAGGAGAGTGAGGAAATGAATACCGGTGCTTATTTTTCTGCTGGAATACTAATAGGTATAGTGATAGGATTTATATTTACGATTGGTTGTTATTATAATACAGAAGTTGGGGATGTAAATTTTGAGCAAGTTGGAAATAATATTTATGTGAAATGGCATTATCCGTTAAAAGAAGGATACTATAAAGTTGATACTTCTCAGAAATACGAATTTAAAAATCATATAATGCTCGAAACTAAAAAACAGTAATTTTTGATAGGGCAGTATATAAACTATTTATCAGCAAAGGAAAAGTAAAATATTATGAATTTTTTTACCAGCGATTCTCATTTTGGACATGCCAATATACTAAAATACTGTAAAAGGTATAGATTTATGAATATGGAAGAAAGGGATATAGTTATTAGAGATAATCCCGAAGAAATGAAAAACTTGATTATTAGTTTTGAATCTTTAAAAAAACAGGATGATACTATTATAAGACAGTGGAATGAAAGAGTTAATGAAAAAGATACAGTTTATTTTCTTGGAGATTTTTGTTTTAAAAACTCGATAGGCGGAAAAGCCGGTGAAGGAACTTGTAATAGAGCGGATTATTATAAAAACCAGTTAAATGGTAATATAGTGTTTATACGAGGTAATCACGATTCTCATAATGGTGTTAAAGCTATTATAGAATGTGCGGTATTGGAAACAGGAGGAAATTCTATTTTTGTTCAACACAGACCACCGGAAAGAAAAGAAGAGATACCCGAATTTTGTAATTTGGTTTTGTGCGGTCATGTTCACGAAAAGTGGAAATTTAAATTAGTAGATGATATTCCTATAGTTAATGTGGGACTGGATGTTTGGAATTTTTATCCTGTAACTATCAATGAAATTTTAAGAGAAATGTGGAGATGGCTGAAAAGTCAGAAAAATAATTCTTGACTTTTGTTTTTAACTGTGATACAATATTTAAAAATTAACAAAAATGTTAACTAAAGGAGGAATAAATGATAACCAGAAAAACTATGGCGTATAAGAGAATACATGATTACTATTGCTGTTTATGTGGGCACACGCTCAGTGAGCCTTCTTACTTGGGTAAAGATGATGCTTTGAGATGTGATAATTGCGATGCTGAAATATTGGGAGTTATAGACGCAAGTGTGTTTATTTCTTTTTTACTACCTTGAAAAGTATGAAAGGAAATGAAATGAGAAGAATAGCTACGAAGAAAGAGTTGCAAGACCAAGATTATGTGACTAAGGCAATTAAAATTATGAACAAAAAACATCCGAGTAATGATAGTGCAGATGTTCAACTCGTAGAAACAGAATATACAATATGTCCCAAATGCGGTGGTAATTTAACAATGATAAAATTTAATACTAACGGTCATATTTGGGGGTTTTGTTCTAACCCGAAAGGATGTTTAAATTGGATGATGTAAGGAAATAAAAAAGCGGTAGTAAGTCTAATTGGCAGACTTGCTGGCTTCCAACCAGAGAGTTGTGGGTTCAAATCCCGCCTACCGCACCAAGCAATTAATAAGGAGAAAATAAATGAAGTTGTTAGATTTAATTCTTGTTCTTCTTGCTATTTTAGTTATTGGAGGGATGTTAGGGGCTATTCCTAAACACAATAATTTTGTCCGCTTAGAAATAGAAAGTTTAGGATATGATTATGAACAAGTTTATACTTTTTGTAGATATACTGATTATCTTTTGGATGATTTTATTAAAAGTAAAGGAATACAAAAACAGTTCGAGCTGTTTCAGGAAGGAAAAATAAGTTTTTATAAAAAAGATAATTATAGAGGAACTATTATTATGTTTGAACCAAAGGAGATAGACAGTGAAAAAGCAAATAATAAATAAATGTTTAACTGTTTTTTGGTGGATTGTAGTTGTAGTATTGTTTTTACTTAATTTAAATGCTTGGTTTGGTGAGTATAGATTTGAGAGAATAGGTGACGAGTTGTATGTTTTTTGGTATGGGAATTGGAGTTGGAAACCTAAAGGTTTTTATAAAGTAGATATAAGTAAAGTTTATGAGATAAGAACAACTAAACAATTAAAGGAAGTTGTAAATGACAAAAAAGAAAAATAATATTTGGGTTAATCCGTTTGACCAAACATTTAGGTGTAAAAAAATTAAAAAGAAGAACAAACCGAGTTTTTATTTTGTTACTCTAATCAGTAGAAAAAAAGGGACAAGTGGAAATATAATTCGTGATAGTAGCCTTTTGTTATTAGGATATAAGTGCCGAGGTTTTTTTCGGTCTTTGAAGGAAGCAAGAAAAGAAATTAGACTAGATTATGAATTTATTTCAGAAGATAGTTGTTCTTATTATTTGTTAATAGAAAAGTTTAAAGCGGATGAAATTATGCCTTTAAGTTTATTTCAAGAATGGTATATAGTAAAAAATAATAAAGTAATACAGATAAATCAACCAAAAGAGTTTAAACACGTTTGTAATTTTGCGATGGGGTGATAAAATGACAGGAAAAATAATTTTTAAAGATTTTATTAGCAGAGAATATGTAAGAAAAAATCAAGATAAGGTTTTTGTATTTGGTGATAATGACAAAAAAGAAGGGTTTGGCGGACAAGCAAAAGAAATGAGAGGCGAACCTAATGCAATAGGTGTTTCCACAAAAAAAAGCCCCGATAATAGACCAGAATCTTTTTATACTGATAAGGATTATTTAAGAAACGTTTATAAAATGTCAGATATTTTTGTTTATATTGAAACAGAATTAGTGTTAGGAAAAGATGTTGTAATACCAAGTGCAGGATTGGGAACGGGATTAGCCCAACTTGATAAAAAAGCACCTTTAACCTTTCAGTTTTTAGATAATTGTTTGAATTATATGGTAAACAAGTACGGAACAAAAAAAGAAAGAGGGGGTTAATATGACAGTTAAAATTGTTAGGATGAACAAACTTGCAGAAGGAAAAGTAAAAGCGTTTGTAGATATTGATTTTTGTGGTTTAGTAGTAAAAGGGTTTAAAGTTGTAGAAGGAAATGAAGGGTTGTTTGTCGGGTATCCTGATGTTAAAGACAAAACAGATAAATATAGAAAAACAGTTTTTCCTTCTGATGTAAATGTTCGACAGGAAATTGAAAAAACAATACTTGATTGTTATAACAAATAGGATAAATTTATTATGAGCTTGTTACCTATTGTAGCGTTTGATGTAGATGGAACGTTAATTTGGTCGGAAGGTTATACAAATCACGAACCCGATACTCCGAGATATGATATTATAGGTTTGTATAAGTTATTTCAAAAGTTTGGTTATGTAATGGTAATTTGGTCAGGTGGGGGGAAAGAATATGCTAAACGGTGGGCAGAAAAGTTAGGATTGCATGGTTGTATTTATGAAAAAGGAGAAATAGAAGTAGATATTGCTGTTGATGATGAAGAAGTGAGATTAGGGAAAGTTAATTTAAAAGTTTAGCAGGTCATCGCTCTTGGGGAGAGAGTATTAAAACTCTCCCCATATGGGGTAGTGTTAGGGGGTATAAAAATGAGATATGTTATTGCAGTAGATACAGACAATAAGGATAAACAAATATTTTTTCGAAAAACGCTATGTGTTATTCATAGAGAGGAATGTGGAGAAGTTCATTATCATACAAAACCAATAAAAATATTACCAAATAAAATAAAAAACATATTAATAAAGGGACTGCAAAAAGCAGATTTTTTTAAGTGTTTAAATATAAGATAGGAGAAAGCAATGAGAGTTTATTTAGCCGGTTATATTCACGGTGAGGTTATTGAACAGTGCGTTGCGTGGCGAAAGAAAATAAGAAAGTTTTATGAAAATTATAAAGGTCAGAAGTATCCTATAGAGTGGTTAGACCCTCTGAACGGAAAAGATTTAGAAAGTATATCCGCTGATGGATTAACTTCTTCTTGTAGTCCCAATGTAATTATTCATCGGGATTATCAAAGTGTAATAAGGTCAGATTTAATTGTTGTCAATATGAACACGTTTGGTAAAGATAGACCTTTGACCGGAACGGTTGCTGAACTTGCATGGGCATGGGAACATCATATTCCAATTATTATGATTACGACAGAAAAAAAATATAAAGAACATCCTTTTATTAAAGCATTTGTTTCGGATTTTGTAGATTCTGTTGAAGATTTATTAGATAAGAAATTAATTAATTTGTTTTATAAAGGTTGGAATAATGCTGAATATTGAAGATAGAATGAAACGATACGAAAATGTTTCTAAATATTTTTTACCTCGCAGAATTCCAGTTATTATAAGAATAGATGGAAGGAGTTTTCATACTTTAACGAGAAAATTATTTATGAAGGGATATGATGTAAATTTTATTTCAAAAATGCAACAGCTTTCTTTATTTATGAGAGAAAATATTATGGGGTGTAAGTTTTGTTATTCTCAGTCAGATGAAATAAGTTTTTTATTGACAGATTATAAAACAATTCAAACAGAGCCTTGGTTTGGATATAATTTACAAAAAATAGTGTCTATTTCTGCTTCTTTAGCTTCTAGTGTTTTTTCTGATTTGTGTAATACTAGAGTATCATTTGATAGTAGGGCGTTTTCTTTGCCTGCTGATGATGTATGTAATTATTTTATATGGAGACAACAAAATGCTATTATAAATGCTATTCAAATGGCAGGGCAAGAACAGTTTTCTCATAAAGAATTAAAAAATGTAAGTTGTTCAGAGATTAGAGAAATGCTGTTAGATAAAAATATTGATTTCGAACAGTTTCCTATTTTAAGACAGCGAGGATTTTGTGTTCTCAAAGATGAGTTAAAAGGAACAATATTAGATGAGGAAATCCCTGTTTTTAGTCAAGACCGAACATATATAGAAAAATTTGTAAATATCAGAGAGGACTAAAATGAATATTATTTTACAAGGTGTTGTGGGTTCTCACGCTTACGGATTAAACACGGAAAATAGTGATGAAGATTTATTGGGTATTTATGTTGCTCCTACTGAAGAAATCTTGGGATTAAAGAAACCCAGAGAATCTATTGTTAATACTAATCCTGATATTACTTATCACGAAGTAGAAAAATATTTAAACCTTGCTCAAAAATGTAATCCCACTATTTTAGAATTATTGTTTTTAACAGAATATAAAGTTAAAACCCCAGAAGGATTAATGCTTCGGGAATTAAGAAAATCTTTTTTAAGTAATATTGTCCGTAAAAGTTATGGTGGCTATGCTATTTCTCAAATAAGAAGATTACAAAAAGAAGGTCATTATAATAAAGGGTTACAAAATAGATTTGAAAAGCATACAAGACATTGTTTTAGATTAATACAACAAGGAAAAGAATTATTAGAAACAGGAAATTTGACTGTTAAAGTAAACAACAGAGAGGAGCTTTTAGATATAGGTAAACAGAGTATGGATATTATTGTTAATAAGTTTAATATTGCTTTTGCAGATTTTGAAAATACTAAATCTGTTTTGCCAGATAAACCAGACTATATATTAATTAATAATTACTTATTGTTTATTAGGAGGCGTTATTATGCAAATTTTATTTAATAATATAGATATTATTTATATTAAAGACAATAATAATATTATTGGAAAGGTTGACCTGACTATGAATCAACTGAAAGGAAAAATTTTTCATAATAAAATTTTCAGAAGAAAGTTATGTGATTCTTTAGTTGATGCTTGGCGAGAAGCTGAAAATTATTACTTAGAAACAAGAAATGGTTCTTTAAAAAATACTGTTAAGAATATTCAAGATGCTTGCAATTTATCTGATTTTGAAGAATCTTATGTTTATTTTTGTGGAAATTCATTGGGAATATGAATAATAAGAGATTACAGTATAAAAATAGTGGATTATTAAAGTCTCCTCCTGTATATTTGTTATCAAACAAAGAAGCAAATAAAATGTTAAATATGTGGCATTATTTAGGTAGTGTAAGAGGAATTTTGTTTGCTTATGGACATAATGAGGGGTGTTTAGTTTTTACTAATTGCAGGTCTAGGATTTATGAGAAAAATTATAATAATAAAAATATTAAGGTGATAGAATTAGCACGTATGGTAGGTAAACCTAATCATAAATGGTCTATGAGTTCATTAACTTGTTTGGTTATGAAAGAAATTAAAAAAATGAAGATATATGATATAATAGTAACATATTCAGACCCCTATGCGGGACACAATGGAAAAGTATATTATTCTTCTGGTTGGATATTTGATGGAAAAGTTCTTCCCGATGGACACCCTTTATTTTTTATTGATAAAAAAAGAATAAGTCCTCGAACTTTATATGATAGACACGGAACACAATCTGTCAATAAAATGAAAGAAATTTATGCTAATAGATTAGAATTAAAAGCAAAACCATTAAAAAAGAGGTTTATAAAAATTTTAAATAAAAAAATGCGATTAAAAAAAGAGGATAATAAAAATAATGATAAATTTATCAATAGTTAAAGAATTAGAAAAAGTAGTAAGTCCACTGTTTTTGGTCGGAGGCTGTGTTCGTGATACTATTTTGGAGCAGACTCCAAAAGACATAGACTTAACTACTCCTGTTTTTCCAGATGAAGTTCAAAAGAAATTTAAGAAGGCGGGGTATAAACTTTATGAAGTAGGAATTAGATTTGGAACTGTAGGAATAAAAGTTGAAGACAAAATAATTGAGATTACTACTTTTAGAAAAGAAAAATATGAAAAAGATAATAGGAAGCCAGAAGTAAATTTTGTTAAAGATTTAGAGTCGGATTTATCTCGCAGAGATTTTACTATTAATGCTATTGCTATGGATAGTTCAGGTAAAATCATAGACCCGTTTGCCGGACAAACAGATTTAATTGCTAAAATTATTAGATGTGTGGGTATGCCTAAAGCAAGATTTAAAGAAGATGCTTTACGTATGTTAAGAGCGGGAAGATTTGCTTCTCAATTAGGATTTACTGTTGAGCAGTCTGTTGAAGATACTGCTAAACAACTTGCTTATAAAATTTTAACTATAAGCAAAGAACGTTGGGTAATAGAACTTGATAAATTACTTATGACTGATAAACCCGAAATTGGGTTAGATTTCTTTGCAAAAACCAGATTACTTAATTATATTTTACCGGAGATTGCTTTACAGGTAGGATATAATCAGAATAGCCCATATCATTCTTTAGAGTTATGGGAACATACTTTGGGAGTAGTAAAGGATAGCCCAAAAGATTTGAATATCAGGTGGTCTGCTTTACTTCACGATATAGGAAAACCGTTTGTGAGAAAAGATAAAAAAGACGGTTCTGTATCTAATTATGTTACTCACGATTTTATCGGAGGAGAATTTGTAGAAAAAATAGCAAGTTATTTAAAATGGTCGAGTGACAGAAAAGATATAGTAAAAAATTTAGTGTTAAATCATTTAGAAGAGGATAGTCCGCTTAAAGAGGCTGATGAGAGGAGTAAATAGTTCTTGACATTTAATAGTTTTTATGGTATAATTATAGTATAAAAATTAATAAGAAAGGAAGAAGAAAATGAGATATAATAAAAAATGGTGTGAAGCAGTTACTGAAGCACTTACAGAATTAGGAATTGATTTAATAATAGATTGGAAAAATGGGTTTTTTGGCAATACACCTACTTTTTTTACTGGTGACAGTAGAGACGATTCTTTTAAAAGTAGACAAAGAGAAATAGCATACCTACAAAATAATGTTGAGTTCTTATCTAAAAAATTATCTGCATTAGAGAAATATTTAAACATTAAATACACAGAAGAAAGTATACATATAAAAGAATATAAAAAAGAACAAAAAAATAGGTAGAAAGAAAATGAAAAAAGAAGTTTTATTTATTAGTTTAAAGATGATTGAAATATTTTTATTGGTTTATTTACCTTATCAAACTGGAAAAATAGCTTTATGTTTTCCTAATTATCTAAAAGCTATGGGTTTTATAGATACACCTAAAGAATATGCTTATTACTATAATTCACGTTGTAATAGGTATATTCGTTTATGGTTGATAGGATTTATAAGTATTTTTGTAGCTTTGATGTTCTGTTCTCTAATTACTGTAAGTATATATGGTCTTGTTAGATTGAACATATCGTTTGTAAATAAAATTTTATAAAAATAATATAAATTTCAAATTAAATGGAGAATAAAAATGTTAAGAGTAGAAAAACAAAATAATGCTTTACCAATTAAATTATGGTGTGAACCAGAAGAAGAGGCATTGAAACAAGCATATAATTTATCAAAACTTCCTTTTGCAATAAAGCATATAGCATTGATGCCAGATTGTCTTGCAGATAATACAGAAATATTAACTACCAATGGTTTTATTAATATTACTAAATTAACTAAAAATATGTTAATTGCAAATTATGATATTAATTCTGGAAAAGTCTTTTTTAAACAACCGATTAATATTATTAATAGATTAAAACATAAAAATGAAAAGATTTATAGTTTTACCAACTGTATTATGGATAAACAGATAATTGTTAGTGAAAATCATAAAATGCCATACGTAAATAAAATGGGGTGTAAAGCTAAAGATATTCCTGTTTCTACAGAAATTAAGGATTTTATTTGGAATGGTAAGGGTAATAAACAACCGGATTTTAACATAAAAGACGAAATGTTATGTTTGTTTGCTTGGGTTGTTGGAGATGGAAATATCAAATTATCTAATAAACGTAAAGATGGTAATTTTTCCTCTATGAATATTAGATTCGGTTTAACAAAACAAAGAAAAATTAACAGGATTATTAGTTTATTAAAAGCTTTAAATATTAAATATTCATATAAAAAAACTAAGAAACAAACTACAATAAGTATAATGGTTTCAGAAAGTAAAAAAATTATAGAAAAACTTGGAAAACATAAAACATATCCATATTACTTAATCGAAAATTTAAGCACACGACAAGCTTTATTATTTTTAGAAGAATGTATTAAAGTTGACGGGGATTGGACAGCATATCAAAATTATGGTAATGTTAGGTATAATTCTTCTCGACAATCAGATATTGATTTTCTTTCTGCATTAATTGCTATTCATTTCGGAATAGCGTCAAATAATGCTCGATATACTGAAGGATATAAAAAAATTAAAATGAATTATCTTGATGCTATACCAAATAAAACATTGATAGAATCAAACAACGGAATACATAAGGGAGTTATTCGTAAGAATATTGTTAAATATAACGGCAATCTAGTTTGTGTTACTTGTAATTCTGGATATTTTATTGCAAGGCAGAACGGAATAACATTTGTTTCTGGTAATTCTCATACTGGTTATGGTATGCCAATTGGAGGAATATTAGCTACAAATAGAGTAGTAATACCTAATGCAGTTGGGAAAGATATTGGTTGCGGTATTTGTGCTGTAAAAACTTCTCTTAATACTTCAGATATTAATACTAATTTACTTAAAAGAATAATGAGTGAAATACGAAAAGTTATTCCTGTTGGTTTTGAATGGCATAGTGAGAAACAAGATTTTGAATTGATGCCTTCTGATGGTCAGTTTCAACCTACAAGAACAGATGTTGTTCCTAGATTTATTGATAATTATAATATAATACCTCAACAATTTGAAAACGCACAAAAACAATTAGGAACTTTAGGAGGAGGTAATCATTTTATAGAAATTCAAAAAGACGAAGAAAATAATATTTGGATAATGATTCATTCTGGTAGTAGAAATTTAGGGTCTAAGGTTGCTGATTATTATAATAAATTGGCAGTAGATTTAAACCAGAAGTGGTTTTCTTCTATTCCGAAAGAATGGGAATTGGCTTTCTTGCCTATAGAAACAATAGAAGCAAAAGCATATTTGCTAGAAATGAATTACTGTGTAGAATTTGCTCTAGCTAATAGGAAACTAATGATGGAAAGAATAATGACTATTTTTAAAGAAGAATTTGGGGACGCTTGTCATTTTTTACACGACAAAGAAAATAACAGAACAATAAATATTGCTCATAATTATGCTCGTTGGGAGAATCATTTTGGTCAAAATGTTATAGTTCATAGAAAAGGAGCTACTTCCGCAAAGAAAGGAGAAATAGGTATTATTGCTGGGTCGCAGGGAACTAAATCTTATATTGTTGAAGGAAAAGGAAATCCTGAGAGTTTTAGTTCTTGTTCTCACGGTGCAGGGAGAGTTATGAGTAGAAGTAAGGCACGAAAGACTCTTAATTTAGAAACAGAAAAGAAAAAACTCGATGATAAAGATATTGTTCATTCTATAAGAACTGCAAAAGATTTAGATGAAGCTTCTGGTGCATATAAGGATATTGAGGAAGTAATGGAGAATCAGAAGGATTTAGTAGAGATAGTTCATAGACTTACACCTTTAGCAGTAATTAAAGGATAGAAAGGAAATATTATGAGTTTTTATGAAGAATATGCAGAATTATTGAAAGCAAATAAGTTACCATTTAACAGACCTTTAAAATGGTTTGATAAATATAAAGATAGAAGTTGCAAAAAATGTTATGGTCGAGGATATAAAGCTATAGATATAGAAGGAAGAGGAACGCCTTGTAAATGTGCAATTAAAAATTTTCTCAAAACTACGAAAAACGAGGAGAATAAAAATGTTTGAAGAGGCAAGATTTCCTGTAGAAGAAAGAAATGTTTTTGTTGATGGTGGATTACCAGTTCCAGAAGCACAGGCAATCTGGAGACCCGACAAAAATATTTGTTTAGGAATAAAAACTAAAAAATATAGATTAGTTAAACACGGTGATTTTTTAGACATTGTCGCACCTGTTTTAGAAAGTGAATATTTGAATAATTCTTCTTTGAAGATTTGTCAAAACGGGGCTATTATGTTTTGTAAATTTTTCTCTGATACTCATTATAAAGAAGAAATTAAGGTTGGAGATATTGTAAAATTCGGAATAGAAGTATTTAATTCTTATGATGGTACTTCTAGATGTGGGGCACTATTAGTTGCTGAGAGATTAGTTTGTTCTAATGGAATGGTTGTTCCTTCTACATTGCTTAGTTTTAGTATTAAGCATATTGGGACAGTTGAAATGGTCAAAATAAAGGATGAAATTAAATTTATTCTTCATAATATTGGCAATTGTATTGTCAATTATAAGAAATGGTCTGAAACAGAAATATCTATAGATAGAGTAGAATTGTTTTTTAAGAAATTTTTTGGGAACAGAGAAAAAGAACAACTTTTTGAGGGATTCAAAGTTGCTGAAAAACACAACACCGTTTGGGATTTATATAATTATTTAACGGCGTGGTTATCTCACAAATTAAAAACAAGAGGTAAAAACAAAGAACAAAATTTAAGACTTTTACAGTGGAAAAAAGAAATTCCTATAACAACTAATTTTATAAAAGAATTTTAATTGAGGGCGGGAGTATTTGAGTTTTGAGAAGATATAGTTATAGATAAAGATGAAACCACACTCCTTACTGAAAATGCTTCCGCCTTTTATACTAAAGGATAAAATATGAACATCAAGAGAAGAAAAGAAATTGTAGAAGAAATTTATCAGAATATGTTTGCAGAGAGTATACCGCCAGTAGATTATTATAAACTAAAAGAGTATGGTGTCACTAATTTTTTTGGGTGGCAAAGTAATTATATTTTAAATGCAGATAGACAGTTAGAGATTATAGATGAGATTTGTAAAAAATATAAATGTAATGATACTGAGAGACAGCTTATTTATCATTTAATAATGTATAATGGAACAACGCCGTTATTTACAGAAGGAGATTTTGGGAATGAATAAGAAAAATATTGATTATTTGTATGATAAGTATAGAGAAATGTTTTCGGTGTTGGAAAACGGTATAAAATGTAATGATGGATGGTTACTGTTAATTGATACTTTTTGTTGGTATATTTTAACTCAGTATCCATATATAAATTTTCTTGTAATTAAAAAACAAAACGGGAGATTAAAAATCAGGTTATCGGATTATCCCAATGGAATTCAATCTATTGTAGAGTTTATTGAGTTTTTAAGTTTTGGTATTTGTGAAATTTGCGGTTCAACAATAGAAGTTGATACTTTTATGACTAATAATGATGCTATGACTGTTTGTTCGAAATGTAAGATAAAAGAATGTATTGACGGAGCGAAAAAATGAATTTAACAAATATTTTAAAAAAATGTTCAGTAAAAGAACTTAACAGAATATTGGAAGGCAAGCATATCTTTTAACATTAAATCTTAACGTCGGTAAATTTGTTGACTACCACAAAGCAGAATGGGTTTGGGACGGAACTTATCTAATATCCACAAATAGTAGTGCATCGTTTATGCTTGTCAGTAAATTTTCAGAAATCAGAATTAAGCCAGAAGGTAATCCAGTTGTAACTATAACTGATGACAAACAAGTTAATGATAATACGGAATTTTATAGAAGCTAACCCCCAAAGAGGAGTAGGGATGAGGAAACAAACAAAACTTTGGACAACGAAAACCGGAGATAAAATTCGTATCTGCGATATGTCGGATACTCATTTAATAAATACTATAAAAATGCTTGAGAGGTGTATAGATAGGTTAACACAAGAATCTATTATTGGATGTTGCGAAGCAGGAAGATTTTTACACGGAGAGCAGGCATTACAAAATGTTGAAGATGCTTTGCTGGACTTAACTTATAATGGTATTGACCCCAGCGAAGAAATACCAATATACAACAACCTTTGCGATGAAGCATTGAGAAGAAATTTAGACTATTAAACCCCAAAGAGGAGAAATAAATGAAAGACATACAGAAGCACGTTGAGGTGTTGAAGGAAATGCTTGAAGATTATACTGGTTGTAGAAATGGTATTGTTATCAAAGGAGAAAAACACTACGCCTTATGCCACGCTATCTCGGCTATCAAAGAGAATAAGGAACTTAAGCAGAAACTCGCCTCTATCCGGCAAGAGATAGAGAAAGAGTTGCCGGAGAAAAAAGACCACATTGTATATCTAACCAAAAAAGAACTTGAAAATAATAGTGGTCTTGGAAGTAGGACAGTAGAGGGTTGGATAAAATATGGTCATAACACAGCAATAGGAGCAGTCCACGAAGCCCTTGATAGGGTGTTACCGAAAGGAGAGGTGAAATAATAAAAATATAAAACCCGAATATTTTATAAAAAAGACTTTTTTGATGGGGGATAGGTTTTTAAAAAGTTACATTTTTAGGAAAAATATTTTAATTGTAATTCTTTATATATAAACAAGTTATAAAAAACAGAAAAATAAACAATTGAAATTGAGGCAAAAACCGTTATATATAGTATAGAGGGGTATGAACTGATTATTTTTTAGTATATTGTGCGTTTTATACTGTAAGCTCTTGATATGGTTAATATCAGGAGCTTTTTTTATTTGGGGGATTTGTATGGTCGAAATGAATGATAAAGAGCAAAAAATGTTTGCTCAATATCGAAACTTAAAGAATTATAACTCTTTATCTGATGAGGAGTTATTAAAAAAAGTTAAAGAAAAAATAGCATTAAGTAAGTTTGATAAAGATTTTGATATTGATGATTTGTTTACAGATAATAAAGATAAAAAGCTTGCCAAGGCTTTACGAAACAAGTATTTAGAACAAAATACTATAGAAAATATATCTGAAAAACAAGATTTAAGACAGGTTATTTTTTATGAGATTTTAGCGAAGCGTTATCAAGAGGAAATTAATAAACAACATTCAGCCGATGCTATGATTCCTTCTAAAGGATTAATGGAAGGATTGCAAAAAATTACTTTAGAAATTAGTAGATTAAAAAGTTGTTTAGGATTAGATAAAAAAGAAGAACAAGAAAACGATGCTCTTAAAGCTCTTCAGTTATTAAAGAAACGGTTTCTTAATTATGTTCAACGTAATCAGGGGAGCTTCACAAAAGTATGCCCTCATTGTAGTAAACCCGTTTTGTGGATGTTTAGAACCGACAAATACGATGTTAAAAAGCATCCTTTTTTTGATGATGAACGAACGCTTACAAATCCTACGCTTCTTCGATTATTAGGCGAAGGAAAAATTACTAAAAAAGATGTAGCGGATATTTTAGATACATCTGTTTATACTATAGATTGGATTTTAAAACACACAAAACAAACAGTAGAATCTTTAAAGTTACCAGATAACACTCAAATAACCTATCCCGAAGAAAACATAGAAACGATTAAATTTCAATGATAACTACAGTTTCTGAAGAAGAAATTGAATTTTGTGAATGTTTATTTGACCCCGTTGCTTTGTCAGAGTGTTTATTTTCTGATATAGATAATTTATCTAATTGGGACGAAGATAAATATTTACATCTTAGAACTTATCAGTTGATGTTTTTATCTTATGAATATTCCGTTGCTCATAATCCTAAATTATCCGAGAGTGAAAATTTCAAGTTGTTGGAAGGTGCAGGAACTATTTACAATTTTGGCGGGCGATTAACCGGCAAAAGCAAAGTCGCACTGATTTTAGATATGATGATTTCATTGTTGCTTCATGATGGTTGGGAAGTGATAGTTTCTTCTTATGACCATTTGCATGTTCAACAATTATTAGAAAAAGTTATTGAGCCTTTAATTCATCATCCTTTTTTTAAAATGTTTCAAGTTAAAGTTAAACGAAATCCTTATGTAATAAGAGCAAGGAACGGACACGTAATGCACGGGCTTAATATGAATGTTAATTCTAATAATGAAGGAGCCAATTTTTTTGGTTTTCATACAAAAAAGATGTATTTAGAAGAAGCATCTAAAGAAACAGAAAGAGTTAATGAATATAGACGAGAATCTCACCATGAGGTAGGATGTATTGCACAAGGCTCAAAAGTTTTATTATCAAATTTTTTGACTAAAAACATTGAGGATATAAAAATTGGAGATAAAATTTTAGGTTATGATGAAAAAAGCAAATCTATTATTCCTACTTTAGTTACAAATTTTATGAATCAAGGTAAGAAAGATATTATTCGGATTAAATGTGGTAAGAATCAATTATGGCTTACTCCTGACCATAAAATACGATGTCAGAGTGAAGGAGATGCATGTTATAAATGGAGAGAGGCTGTTAGATGTTCTATTACTTCATATCTTACTCAAACCCTTAATTATATTGAGGGCGACCAAGAATATAATTTGCAAAGAAAACCGAATTTGGTTCAATTAGACGGGTTTAAAAAACAAGAACAGGTTTATGATTTAACAACAAAAACCGGTAATTTTATCGCTAATGGTTTTATAGTTCATAATTGCATTGAGAGGCTTTCTGGCATGGCGAATTTTGTAAAACTTTCTCCTGCCGGAAAAGTATTTTATAATTCCGCAAACAAATCTCAAGTTGTTAATTATCCTTCTTTTATATCGCCAGAATGGAATGAGCGTTCTCATAAAAGAGCTGTAGAAAAACATTCAGGAGAAAATTCTCCTTCATTTAGAGTTTTTGTTTTAGGTGAGCCGGTTGTAGACGCAATGTATGCTATAGATATGCAGAGAGTCGAAGATAATTGTGTAGATAAAAGCAAAGAAATAAAAAATTTAGAAGTTTCTAAAGAGACTTATTTTAAATTTAAAACAGATTTAATTGTTGATAAGCCAAATAATACTGAGCGAATGGATTTGGCGATAGATGTTGGAGAAAATATTAGCGAAATAATAATTGTTTCTAAAGTTAATGATAAATATAAGTATTTGTATAATATTTCGTTGTATCAATTAACTCGAAAAGAAATTTTAGAAATTCTTAAATTTTTGATTTATAGATTAGAAATAAATGTCATTGCAATAGATTGCGGTGATGGTTTGGGAAGAGATTTATATAGAGATTTAGAAGAGATTTTTGCAAAAGACAGAGAACTTGTCTGGTATCAAGGAAATTTAAAAGTTAAAGTAGATTTATTAAAAGACGAGAAAGGAAATTTAGTATTAGAAAATAATTCTCCTGTTTATGAAGAAGAGTTTCACAGTGAATTTTCTGTTCGTCATTTGATAGAAATTTTATATAACGGAAAAATAGAGTTGCCACAAGATTATAAATTATTAGAACAATTAGGGAGTGTGGTAGCAAAACAACTTGGTGCTAGAACAGTATTTGAATGTTATTCTGTTACTGAAGACCATTTATTTGATTGTTTTAAGGTATGGTCTTTAAGTGAATGGGAGCATCAGAGAACGATAAATAAAAAAATTGATAAAACCAATTATTTTGGTGGTATAGTATAATAAGTGAGGGAAAAAATGGTCAAGCCAGAAAGAAATACTATTAATGCTTTATCGAAAAATTCTATTTTTCGGTTGTTATATGAATTAGTAAGTACGATTTCCAGCAACGCTATTGTTATGCCTGACGGTTATTATAACAGTGTTGTAGAGACAAAAAAACTTTTACGAAATGATTTTACTGGATTAGTAAATACTATGTTAGATTTTGCTATTGGAACTTTTAAAACTGAATATGTTATAGAAACAGGAAACTCTAATTTTGATAAGGTTTTAAATAATTGGTTACAAAATATTAACGCTCCCCTGAGAGGAAAGATACCAGTAGGAATTAAATCTTTATCTGGTGAATATGCTCGTGAAAGATGGAAAGGGTCATCTTTATGTTTACTTCGTAGTTTATGGTCAGAGCAAACTATTGATAGAGCAGAATATTTTTTACCTAATCGTATGTGGTTTGTTGCCGGAGAAGATATTATTGTTGATTCCGCTGATAATGATAAAAAAATTATTGGAGCGGAAACATATGCTCTTCAAGTAGGAAAAAGTAGAGATAATAAAGACGATAGGATAAACTTGCCTGTTACTAATTACAAAGCGGGAATAAAAGAAGAAATTTTTGTTCAGAAACCCTTTTCGGGATGGACAGATGAATATACTGTCCCGTTTTTGATTTTGCGTGGTCTATATAAAAATATGAAAATGATTGAGTTAATAGAGAATAAAAGCGGAAGTTTAGTAAGTAAAGCTATTGAGTATTTTGCTATGATAAAAAAAGGAACTGAAAGACTTTTTCTTGATGGTAATATAGCATATGACGAACCAAAATTAAAAGATATTAAAGAGAGATTTCAGAATGTAATGGGAGAGAGTGCTAATTCTAAATCTTCGCCTGTAAATGTTACTCAGTTTGATACTGATTTTTCTCACATTATTCCAGAGTATGAAAAAATATTAAAACACGATTTAAGGGTAACATATGAGAGAAATATTTTAGGTGGATTAGGATTAATTGAGATTTTAGAGGGCGTGGGAACAAGCAGAAAAGAAGCAATTTTTTCACCAAAACCTTTTATTACAGAGATTGAAAATGGAATTTCGGATTTTGAAAACTTGTTAATAGATGTTGTTGAAGTTATCAAAGAAAAAAATAAAGATAAACATATTAAATTTATGAATAGTGATGTAAAAGTATATTCTCGTCCTGTAAAAGCGTTTTTAACTAAAGATTTACTTGACCATATTAGGTCTGCATATGATAGAGGGATGTTATCTAAAGAAACTTATACTGAAATTTGCACACCTGCTAGTTCTTCAATAGAAATCAGGCGAAGAGAAGCCGAAGATGTATCTGGTATAAATGATATTCTTTATCCTCCTGTTATTCAAAATAATGAAAAAGACCCCGACGCTAAAAAGAATATTCAAAAAGATGAAAAAACAGATACTACTAAAACATCAATAGAGAAAAAGAATTTCAATATGTCCGAAGAAGAAATGGCTAATGCACCTTGGGAAACTAATTCAGAGTTACCTAATAGAATAAAACAAGAGTTGACAGAAGAAGAACAGACATTATTTCGTGAATTTTTTAATCAGGCAATAAAATCACACGATTGTGTTATAGCATTAAAACTTACGAACAGAAAAATGCAATCTTATTACGAACAAGAAATTATTTTTGCAAATCAAGAGGGTTTAGAAAGTGCTCCTTATAATAAAATAAGAGATTTACCTGATAATGTGAAAAACGTTTTACCCGCTCCTGCTCAAAAATTATGGTTAAAAACATTTAATGAGAATTATAAAAAGAATCAAGATGATGACTCTGCACGCAAAACCGCTTGGTATGTAGTAAAATTAACCTATAAAAAATCAGGAGATAAATGGGTTAAGAAAAAAGCAACAGAAGTTAAAAGCAGTTTAGAGGAATTAGATGTAGCTGAATTACTTGAAATAAAGAAACTAGAGGTTTTAAGTAAACAAGAAAAACTTATAAACGAACTTCTTGCTGAAACCGAAGAAGGAAAACCAAATGAAACTTCTGAATAGTAAGGGTGAAGAAATACCTAAAGGCGAAAAGATAGATTTAGGAATTGTTGAAGCAGGGAAAATACAGGATTATGTTTTTTATTTATACAACCCCGAAATTGCGGAAGTTATTGATATAGAAGTTATGATTAATAATCCTGAAGTTAGTATTTTGGTTGTTCCTAAGAAGATGAGCCCAGAATCTAAAGGAGAATTAAAGATTCGTTGGAGTCCTTCTATGACTGTAAAAAAAGGTTTAAAAGCAGAAGTTGAAATAAAAGCCAAAGAACTTTACGGTTAATTAAATGACTTTTCCTATTCATAGCGAATTAACAGGGGCAAATCTTCATAACCCAAAGGCTCACGTTTCTTCTCACGAATCGGGAGGAAGTGATGCTATAGATTTATCTAAAGTTTCGTTTGCTTCTGAGTTAATGGTATCAACTAATTATTATGATGCTATTATAGAAGCTTTTAATCATGGTGGTGGGGGGAGTGGTGTTTGGGGTAGTATTACTGGAACAATAACTGACCAAGCAGATTTAGTTAATTTGCTTGTTACAACTTTTTTAGGATTATCTGATACTCCTTCTTCATATTCTGCACAAGGATTAAAAGGTGTAAGAGTTAATTCTGGAGAAACGGGTTTAGAATTTTATACGGTTGTTGATACTGATGAGAAAGTAAAAGTAGATTCAGAATCTACTGCTGGTTATTTAGGTTCTGCGTATAATGACGGGGTATTAAGAACTTCATCTCCATTAACCTTTGTTGATGGTGGGAATTATATAACACTAGGTATTCAAAAAGCAGATACAAGCACTAACGGTTATCTGAGTTCTGATGATTGGAATACTTTTAATAATAAACAAAATGTATTTATAATAGACAATGAATATAATTGTCTTATAGGAAGTTATTAACAAGGGAGAGTTGTATGACTGAGTATAGAGTAAATTTAAAAGACAAATTTGCTTGGCAAGACCCCGTAATTGATAAAGATTTAACAACTCCGGCGGGTGGAGATTCAAAAGGCGACAGGTATATTGTATCGGCTGTGGCTTCTGGGGCTTGGGAAGGACATGAAAACGATATTGCTTATTATACAGGAGCGGAGTGGGTTTTTATTACTCCTACTGAAGGTTGGATTTGTTGGGTTTCAGATGAAAACAAATATTATCGTTTTGATGGTTCGAGTTGGGCTGAATATTTAGGTCAAGCCGGACCGACAGGACCTACTGGACCAACAGGGGCAACTGGGGGAACAGGACCAACTGGACCTACTGGAGCACAAGGACCTACTGGACCGACGGGGGCTACTGGAAATACAGGACCAACAGGACCTATTGGACCAACAGGGTCAGCAGGGGGAACAGGACCTACTGGACCAACGGGGGCTACTGGAAATACAGGACCGGCAGGACCAACTGGACCTACAGGACCTGTTAATCAAGTATATGATGCTGATTATGGATGTTTAATTATTACTCTATAATATAACTTTCTGTAAACGATAAATGTAAGATATGTAATATTGTAAGGAGAGTATATGAAAGCTGTATTTTGGGGCTATAAGTTTCCAAATATGAAAGACAGTTGGGCTAAACAATTAGATTGGGTTGCTTTGGCATTAAACGAATATAACGTTGAAGTGGTAAAACATAATAGTTTGATTTGTAATTTAAATAATAGTAGAGATTATGATTATACAGTTGATAATCCTTGTGATTTAGTGATTTATAATCATTGTGATATTTCTCATTTATTTGGTAATGTAGTAACTTCTGATAAAGTTTGGTTTTTTAAACCTACAGTTCCAACAAAATATCATACTACATTAGATGAGTTAGGTTATGGACCATATTCTACTGTTACATATTCAAAACCAGATTTTGAAAAATATAACGTTACTGAAGTTAATAATTTTTTTGATATAAAAGTAAAAAAATGGATAGAAGACAGAGATACAAAATGGGGCAACTATTTTGAGAATCAGGTTGAAGAAATATTAGATAAGGATTATTGTTTGGTTCTTGGTCAGTGTGGTGGAGATGAAGTAGTTACCAGACACGATTTTGGGTCTTATTTTGCAAAATTACTTCAGGTAATTGCCGAATTAGTTAGAATAACGAACGATACAATAATTGTTAAATTACATCCGTATACTGATGGAGAGTTTGCTAAAGATGATATTTTTTCTAATAAAATTATTAATGATATTCAAAAAATAAGTAAAACTAGAATAAAGATATATAGCGGGAAAAGTAATATACACAATTTTATTAAGAACGCTAAGTATGTTGTGATGGGTAATTCAGGTGCAGGATTTGAAGCAATGATGCACCATAAACCAATTATATCTTGGGGATTTCCAGAATATCATTGGGTAACTTATGATTTAAGGCACTTATGTGATTTATATAAGGCAATAAAATTAGATTGGTTTGATAGAGGTAAATCGGATAAATTTCTTTATTGGTATTTAGAAAAATATTGTTTTTATGATTTGGATTCTTGTAAGAGAAGAGTGAAGGAGTTGTTAAATGTATGAGGAACTAAAAAACGGCGGAGAAAGAACCGCCGGAGAAACAATATGGCATTGTACAAAAGACCAATTATGGCGTTATGTGGAAGCATTAGATTATATTTCTAAAGAAGATAAGGTTGTTGATATAGGTTGTGGTTGTGGATATGGCTCTATGATTTTAGGACATAAAGCCAATATTGTTATAGGTATAGATAATTATGATAAAATTATTAATTTTGCAAATAAATTTTATAGAAAAAACAATGTTTCTTTTTTATATAATGATTTAAATGATATATCCGTTATATTTGATAAAAAATATTTTGATGTTATTGTTGCTTGTGAATTTATAGAACATATTGAAAATACAGAGTATTTATTTGAAACGATGGACAAAATAGTCAAAAAAAGAATAATATTAACTACTCCTCATACGAGTGTAATTAATAATAATAAATTTCATTACAGACATTTTAATGAGGAAGATATTAAAAGACTGTTTAATAAAATAAATTTTAAAATTCTTAAAATGTGTATAATGAGGTTTGCGGGGGGGAACGCAATATTTTGTGTAGGAGAAAGAAATGACTGATTATTTAGTAGAACATAGACATCAAATAGCGTGGCAACCTCCGATAAAAGATAAAGATTTAGAAACTTCTCCTGACACACCTTCTAAAGGCGATAGATATATAGTTGCTGGAACAGGTGGAGATTGGTCTGGCGGTTTAGTAAATGATATTACTTATTATACTGGTTCTGCTTGGGTTTTTATCACTCCTTCTGAAGGTTGGATATTATGGGTAGAAGACGAGAATTTATATTATTATTTTGATGGAAGTAATTGGAATATAAAAATTAATTGGACTGGAACGGTTGATGTTAATGATTATGCAAAATATAGTTCTTCTGGTTTAGTTGGAAGAAGTTATGCTGAAGTCAAACAAGATTTATCTTTAGATAATGTCGAAAATACTGCTTTATCAACTTGGATAGGTTCAGAAAATATAACTACATTAGGAACAATAGCGACTGGAACTTGGAACGCTACTGCTCTTAGTGCGGATAAAGTTCCTAATCATGATAATTTAAACGGATATGTAGCAGATGAACATATAGATTGGACAAATGCTACAGATAGTTTATTAATAACTAAAGATGATATAGGAACAACTTTAACAGAAGCATTGATATTACAAAACACAGATACAGGAGAAGTACAGTTATCGCCTTCAATGGTGTTTAAAGGTAATGCTTATACTGGTGGAACAGATTATCCTATACAGTGGTGGTTTAACCCTGCTAATACATATAGTGCAGGAACAGATTTTGAAATTAGATGTAGAATACCTTCTATTGCTTGGGACGCTGGGATTATAAATTTAACCTATGACGGTAATTTGGGAGTTCTTGATAGTATAGAGGCAAATGAAGACATAATTGCTGGAGCAAATGTTGGTGTAGGAACAAATACTTTTGGCACAGATGCCGACAAAGTTCTTTGTATTAAGAACGGGACAATTCCCTCAACAAGCCCAGCAGATAGTTGTCAATTATATGCGGAAGATGTTTCTTCTGGTGGCGGTAATCCTGACTCGCAAACCGGCGGTTCAAGCTATTTGGAAGTGTTTAGCAATCAAGCCACTTATGAGCATGGTATGGGGCAAACCATTACCCCTTCTGAAGACTATACTATATCAGGTTTTCAATTTATGTCTAAACGGGCGGGTTCGCCCACAGTAATAGTCAAGGGTTATTTATATGCAACGAGTGCCGGATTGCCGACGGACGGTGCGTTAGCTGAAACAGATAGTATAGATACATCTGCTTGGTCAACTTCTGATGAATTACATACTTTTACATTTACAACACCTTATGCTTTATCTAATGGGACTGTGTATGCTATTACAATGGAATATATTTCTGGAACTTATAATGGTTCTAATAAACATAACGTAAAATATAATAGTTCTGGGGGATATGCTGGTGGCAACGCATTATTAAAAAGCAGTGCAGATGCGTGGTCTGGTTCTGCTGGTGCAGATTTTATATTTTACACAATAGAGCAAGGACTACTTACATCAGAATTAAAAGTAAGAGATGAACTTGGAAACGTTACTACTTTATCTCCTCATAATTTTAGTTTGTTTACTCCCGATAGTTCTTATGAATTTCCTTGGAGTTATTACTCAAGGAACGATTATCTTGGTTTAGAAATAAACGTTGATATGTTTGGAGCAATAAGAGCACTGGAAGAGTTAACAGGAAAACAGTTTATTTATTTGAATAAAATAGATAAAAGAGATTGGAATAAAGACCAACAAGATATGATTGACAAGGTAAAAGCAAACAAAGAATCTCTTATTAAAAAACAGATAAATAAATTGGTAGAAGTTTCAGAAGATGACGCAACAGACGCTGATAATAAACTAAAATCCGGCTATATAAGAGATATGAAAGGATTTTATTACAGAAATTATACTGAAGAAGAATCTACTCAAATCATAGAGAACAAACTTGATAACTTGCATATAAATAAAATGCCTAAATGGTTACTTGATTTGGCTGAACAAAAAGAAGTAAACACTAACAATATTAAAGAATTATAATGACTGAAATTTATACTTACATTTATACAAACGAAGGTCAAAAAATTGTAGATAATGATGGAAATTTTATTATTTATTCTAAACAGACTGTTCCCGATGGTGGAGGATTTGATTATCCGCCGGATATTAGACGAATCTTTGTAGAGTTTAAATTTCCGTTGTACGGGATAAAACAACTAAATACTTATTATAATGCAAATATTGTTGGTATTAAAACTTTTATAGATATTTCTAAAATAGATTTAGAAGGTATAATAAAGAAAAGTATTTTTCAAAATGTTTCTTTAGAAGGAATGGTTAGTGCGGAAATAATAGAGTTTTTTAAATTATTAGGAATTAAATCTAATAATTTGGTTGATTATGTAGGAATGATAGGTTCAGTTCAACATAATCAAAAATTAGTAACAGAAGTTGCTGGGTTAAAGTCTATTTATGTAGAACGAAAAAATATAATTGAAGGAGTTAAAAAAGTTTTAACAACGGATATTCACAGAGTTGAAGCACACAAACTGATAGGAACAAATTTAAAAGCGGATATGATAGGTGCTAAAGATATTCGAAAATTAATTCTTTCTATTTTAAATATAGAGATTAACTAATTAAATGTTAATTAGGGGTTAGAAATGAGCGAAAAAATTGAGAGTAAACAAGTTTATGATTTTCTTGAAGGAATGAAAGTAAACGGTAAATTTGAATTTATTGAAGACGCTTCTCAGAATACTAAATTACAAGAAATTATAGACAAGGCTAATTTAAAAGCGGGTAATAGAGATTTGGGGTTTTTTCATAATATTTATGCAATTGTAGACAAAGCAAATAAAAATAAATGTATATTACCTAAAGATAAAGTGGAAGCAGGGTTAACAAGCATTAGGCAAAAACCCGTTAACGCTGAACATAATAGAACAAGTGTATTAGGTCATTATTTGGATGCCGAAATTATAGATAATGAAATTCATTCTTACGGGTGTATATACAAATCTTGTTTTCCTGATAAATGGGACGAAGCCAAAAAACTTTTTCAATCAGGAAAATTAAATTCGAGTTTCGAGATTTGGTGTCCTAAAGAAAAGAGAACTTATAAAGATAATGGTGATTTTACATTAGATGAAATAGAGATTGCTGGTGGGGCTATACTTTTTAAAGAACCCCCTGCTTTTGATGAAGCTAAGGTTTTGGAATTGGCTAAAGAAGTTGCTACAAATAATAACAGTATGGTTTATGCTTATGATGAAAGTGATATGATAAAATGTGATTTAGAAACAGAAACTTCTAAATTGTTTGTAGAAGATATGCCTTGGGTCAGACGATTAATAGATGAGATAGAATGTCCTGTTTGTGCTCAAAAGTATTGGTTTGATATGGTTAATTTAGATTTTGAAAATTTAATGGTAGATTTAGTTTGTAGTTGGTGTGGAAGCAAAGTAAAAGCGGATTTAATGCCGAAAACAAAGGTTACTAAACAGGGCAAAATTAAAAAAGTAACGGTTGTTGAAAGAGCCAGTGATATACCTTCTGAAGGTCAAATGTTAATTCTTGAAGAAACCGAATCAGAATTGATAAACAAGCTTCAGAATTTAGAAAAATCAAGTTATGATTGTGAATGTTTAAAATGCGGATATACGACAAGTTCAGAAGAACACTGTAAAGATATTAAATGCCCTAAATGTGGCGGAGAGATGAGAAGGGAAGATAGACCTTCTAAAAGCTCTGAATTAGACGATTCGGATTTTGCTTTGATTCAACATATTATTAGTAAAAAAACGAAAGTTAAACAAAAAGTTCGTAGATTTCCAATAGACAGTAAAGAAAATGTTAAAGCTTCTTTTGAAGAATTGTTTAAAACAAAAGATTTAAATGAATCAGAAGCAGAGATTGTTAAAAATAAAATTCTCAAAAAAGCGAAATTATTAAATATGAATGATATTGTAGATAAATATAACAAAAATAAGGGAGGAATAAATATGGAAGAGTTGAAGAAAGCTCAAGAGAAAATTGAATTGCTGGAGGAAAATTTGAAAGCAAAAGACGACATTATAGCTTCTAAAGATGAAGAGCTTAATGCTTTAAAAGCAAAGGTTACTGAAACTGAAGAAGCGAAAAAAGCAGTTGAAACAGAAAGAGATAATATTAAAGCCGAGATAGCTCGTAGAGATGAAGAAATTAAACAGTCTACAATCAAAGCGAGAAAAGAAGAACTTGGTGAAGAGTATATTAAAGCCAATTCTGTAAAAGATGAAGATTTGTTAGATAATGTGAAATTTGAAAACGCAAAACTTAAAAAAGAAAATGCAGAACTGAAGAAAAACCCCGAAAACGCTATGATAGCTGGGTCAAGACAACCTAAATCAAAAGATGAAATTCAGAAAGCTCACGATAAAGTTGAAGCCGAAGCTTACGGTTATGAAGGTTCTGAAGAGAAATAATTTAATTTTAAATTTAATACAATGATAGGAGGAAATTATTATGATGATTAGAGAAGATAAAATGTTGGAATATTCAAAGATTATAGGGCAACCACTTGACCCTCGTAAACCGCATCCGGAGATTGTGAAGGTTCTTTGTAATTTAGATACCGCAGAACCGAACGAATATGCTTATTACTATGATGCACTTTTGGAAACAGAAGTTATTCATACGATAACATCTAGCGGTGAAGTGACGCAGAGTAAAGTTACGCCCGACACACCTGTTGCTCTTACTTTTGCTGATTTTTCAACACCTGAATACTATATGCTTCTGAAAGATTTAGCTTCTGCTAAAGAAAAGACTCTGATGAGGAAGAAAAGAACTATTACTAGGGCACTTGATACAGTAGAGGCTCAGGCGATAGTTACTCTGTTGGCTGCTGCAACAACTTCTAGTGGTAATGAACACGGTCTTACTTCTAATCAGACAAAGTTCAGGTTTGAGAATCTTATAGATATGGTTGAAGATGTAACAGATTATGGTGGAGACTTGTATCTTGTTGCTGGAGCTACAATATTTAAAGATAAATCGCTGTGGAATTATGATATAAACAAGAATCAAAGTGTTCTTGAAGCGTATAAAGCTTTGAATATTAAGGAGATTAGGATTCCGTCAACGATGACTATGACTCTTGATGGTGCTTCTACTGATGTTATTAGTTCTAGTGTAGGTTATCTTGTAGCAACAGATACTTCTATGGAAAAACCTCTTCTGTTTGTTAGGAAGAAAATAGGTAACATAGAAGGTCTTGAAGGGATAATGATGGATACTATGGATACAGAACGTCAGAGAATGGTTATGATTTCCCCGAATCCTGTACAGCTTGCTAACGGAACTAAACGTTATTGGGCTATTGGTATAGGCGGATGGGAAGAGTTTGTTGGTGCTGTAGTTAATCAATACGCAATATCTGAGTTCACAAGAGCATAAGTTATAGAACATAGTTAAAATGAAATATCACAGGAGAGGAGAATTAAATCTCCTCTCCTATAAACCTCAAAGAATTATAACTTAATAGGAGAAACGTATGAGCGTTTCCTTAACAAATGTAGAATCAAAAGTAAGATATGTTTTAAATGACACTATAGAATCAGTGTCAGATATTTTCACTTATTCTACTTCTCGAATTTTTACTCTAGAAGAAAGTTATCCAGTAACCGCAACTGCGGTTTATATAAATGATACTGTGTTACCTGTTTCTGATTGGTCTTATAGTTCGAGTAAAGTAACTATTGATGATACGTTAACATCCAATTATTCTTTGAGTGCGGGAGATTCTGTTAAAATTGAATATACATGTTATAAAAATTTTAGTTCTACTGAAGTTGCTTCTGCTATTAGAACGGTTTTAATGTATTTATCTATTAACAATTATTTAGATTTTATTGTAGATTCCGGTAATAATATTCAACCTGAACCCACAGTAAAAGAACAAAACTTAATTGCTATTATTTCGGCATATAAATTACGTCCAGATGTTTCCAATTTACGTTTACCGGATTTTTCAGTTTCGAATAGAGACGCTTTAAATTTTGAAGATTTTGCAAGAAAAACATTATCGTATAACGATTGGTCGGGCGGAATCTGGGAAACAGTAAGTAGGAGTTAAAAATGTCAAAACCCGAAATTATTACAGTAACAATCAGAAATTATATTGACCCTTTAACTGTTAGCGTTCGTGATTATATAAATATAGAAGTTTATACTAAATCTTAAATATAGGAGTTACAAATGTCTCGAATTCCTATTTCAAAAATAGACGATTTTCTATTAGGTAGTGCTATAGAAATTATTGCTACATTTAATATAGAAAACCCTACCGTTACAATTACCATTGAAGATAATTATGATACAACCAGAATAGACGACGTTGCTATGACCAAGTTAAGTAGTACTGCTTATAAATATATTTTTCAATCGGACGAAGATTGGATAGAGGGAGATTATATTATTACTATTAAAGCAACTGACGGAACATATACAACATACACGCAATATTTCATCACACTTTGGGAGATGGAATCATGATAGACTCATCTGAAAAACAAACCCCTAATTTTTGTCCTATACCTTGCAGATATGAACATGAAATCAAAGAGGTTTGTAAACAAATACTTATAACAGACGAAACAATAACAAAAAACTCGGAATTATCAAATTTAAAAATAGATTCATTAAAAGAAAAAATAGGGGAAGTTATAATTGATATTTCTTCTCATATTAAACAAGGGTCAAAATGGCGACTTGCTATTGTAGGAATTGTTTTTAGTATTATATTAGAGGTTTTTGGATTTATGTATATGTTTGGAAGACTCGTAGAATCCAATGAACAGCAAGGTAAACAAATAGATTTGCTTATTCGGAGAGTAGTTGGGCAAAACATAGTTTTTAATAAAGAAGGTTCTTTAGATTTATTGGAAGAACTATCTTTCAAGGAATGATTATGGATAAATTATTAGAAATTTGTAATTATATTATAGAAAACAGAGATATTTTTATAGAAGCTATTAAATCTTTAGGATTAATTATAGGGGTGGGTATTTCCGTAATTATTAGTTTAGCAAGTTTATTTATAAAAATTACTCCTGTTTTAAGAAAAGATAATAAAGCATTACCTTTTGTTAAATTTATAGGTAAATATGTTGCTTTGAATAAATCAGTAAGGAGAGAAGAATATGAAAAAAATAAAAAAAGTAAGAAAAGAAAAAGTAAATGTTTTTAAACAAATTTTAAATATATTACATAAATTTAAAAGACCTCTTAAATTTTTGGCTGGGTTGGTATATGATTGGTCTAATAAGCAAATAAAACAGGAAAAGAAAAAAGTTGTTTCTTCTCAAAATAGAACTAAACAATTAAAACACGGTCGAAGAACTAGGAAAACAGGACGTAGATTAGAATAATGAGTTTTTTAAAGAAAATATGGAATAAATTTATAGGTGAGGGAGAAAGAAAACAGTCTTGGGATAAAGAAGCCGAAGACTTGCATAATAAACATAGTGAAGAAGCGAGTACGCTTAAACCGACAGAATTAAAGAAAAAAACTTGGTTTTTAAAAAAGAAATGGTAAGAAGGAGGATATTATGGGTTGGTTTTCTAATGTATTGAAAAATTGGAGAGAGAATCCCAGCAAATTAAGTAATATTAATTGGGATGGGCTTGTTAGAGGATTTTTAGGTTTAAATGCGGGAAATATTTCTAATGCAACAGAAGTAGCGGAAAAGATTTCAGAATTTCTTGAAAATAAGTTTGTTAAAGGTTTTCTAGAATTAATTTTAAAAGACAAAGCAGAAACATTCTATAAAATTTTTGATAAAATAGTAGAAGCTCAAATAAAACTGGCTACTTTAATTGTTAATGGAGAAATTAATAAGACAGAAGCCGGTGAAGAACTTGATAAACTATTTGACAAATTAGGTGTAGATGTTCCTGATAGAGTTAGGTTAATTTATCATGTTATAGCAGGGAAAATTACTGATTTGGTAGCTAAATACATTAAGAAAGACGCATAATGAGATTTGATTTTAAACATAATTCTTATATAGAGTCTTTGTTAAAAAATTCTGCTATATGTGTTAAATGTAGAATTTATTTTTCTTATCTATCTTATCCTGATGGTTACGACCCTGATGAAGGAGATGTGTCTGCAACAAAGACAAATCTTAATCCTGTCACGATTAAAGGTTATGCTGTTGATATATCAGGGGCGAAAGTAGTTTATAGAGGAATAGGAAAAGGTATAGAACAAGCCTTAGATTTTTATTGTGAAAAAAGATATAGAAACTATTTTGAACAAGCAAGTAAAATAGAAATTGCGGGCAACGAATATGAGATATATAAAGATGGAAGTTCTTTATATATTCAATCTCGCCCATTTAATTTAATTCGAATATCTTTAAAGAGAAAAATGTAATGAGTAATTATTATAGAAAATCAAGAAACGTTCAAAAGAGTATTAAACGATATTTAGACACTTGTTTTACTGCTGATTGGTCTGGAGTAACAACTACACTTGTTTATGATGATGCTTATAAAACTTCTATTTCGTTACCTATAATTGTAATAGAAATGATAAGCAAAGAAGAATCAAGAGCAGAACTAGGGTCAAATAGTATGTTTGAAACATTTAGTGTAGATATAAATATTTTCGGAAAAAGCAGAGGAATAACTTGGGATTTAGTAGATTATATTACTTCTAAATTAAAATTGGGTTTTCCTTATTATACTTTTGCAAATGACCCCGACGATAAAAGCACATTAGACGCTACTGATTCTGGAACAAGGGTAGGATTTGTAAAATTTATTTCTAATTATCCATTAACAACTGTAGGTGAACCTCATGTTCGAGATAAATTTAGACATAAACTTGTTGTTTCTTTGGAGAAACATTTTTAATTATGATTAAAATGACTATAGTTAAACAAGGCGATATTCAAAGAGATATTAAACTAAAAATTGAACAAATAAAAAAAGCTGTTCAATTGTTAGGGCAAGATACAGCAAAATATATGTCTGATACTATTACCAGTAATGTTAAACGAACTCCTAATGAAGGAGTTACTGAACGAGCGATTTTAGATGCTAGTCATTCTATAGATGATAGTTCTTATGGAATAGGAGAACTTTCTGTTTTACAACAGACAGCTCCTTGGTGGTATGTTATTGATACTGGTCAAATGTGGACGGGGGGAGCATATATTCCACCCTATACAAGAGGTTTTTTTGGTCAAGGAAACCCGCCAATGACAAATATTAATACTGAAAGATTGACTTTTGGAAATCAAGGATATTATGTTTATCCAAAAAAACCAATTAGACCCATGAATTATGTTGCCTTGACTAAAATATGGTTAGAGGCAAATATTGATACATATATTAAATCACTAGCAGTAACGGGATAATAGTCTAAGGAGAGGTTATTATCTTTTATGAAAGTTCAAAGGAGGAACTAATAATATGAGTGCAGTTGTTCATACAAGCAAATATTGTCCTAAAGTATTTCCTTATAAAGGTACTGCTGTACCTACGGAAATAGACAGGGCACAAGAACTGACTTCTACTCCAGATTTGAGTAGAGATAAAGTTAATGAATTAGGAACAGTTGGGGTTGTTGGTTATATTAAAAATATTCCTAATGTTCCGGTAACATTAAGACAAAATGAATATGGTTCAATGGAATTTTTTAATCAGTTAGCAAATCAATCCTTAGCTTCGACTTCTGTAGAGATGACGGATTTCAAAACTTCGCAAATTAATATTGCGGGATATATAACAGATGAAGATAACACCTTTTTATTTACACGTTGGTATCCTAATTTAAGATTGTCTAGTTTTACGTTGAATATGAGTGCTCCAGATGCTCTGATAGAAAGGACATTTAATTTTGTTGGTGAAGATAGAATAGATTATCAAGGAACAAATAAGTATCTAATTTATTTAACAGATACGATGGCTGGCGGAGACAATGAAACTATAGTAATAGGTTCGGGAGATTTTGCTGATTATCCTGCACCCGTGGTAGACCCTAACATTAGTAATTCTTATTTTGATAGAATTACCAGAGAGAGAAGTGGTGTTGTTACTGAATTATCTCTTACAACAGATTATACTTATAATTCTGGTTCAACGACTATCACTATTTTAGATACTGAAGAGGGCGATGTAATTAAAGCTTATTATACTGCTAGCAGTTACATTACTGATGCTACACCGTTTACTTCTAATACAACTGATTTAGCTGGTATTCGTGGTGATTGTGTAAGTATTTATATGGGTTCTGGAAATTATTTATACAGATTACAAAACGCTTCTGTTGAAGTTACATTTGATAGAAATGATGTTAAAGAACTTGGTAACAGTGAAGTTGTTGCGAGAGGAGTAAATACTATTACTACAAAAGTAACACTTGGAAGAATAGTTGAAACTCTTACACTTCCTGAAATATTATCAGGTCAAAGTGCAGATTACGCTAAGATAGATATTCGAGAATTTGCTACAGATATAGTATTTTATGTATATATTTATGCTAATTCAACTAAGAGTGCTAGTGATTTTCTGTTAGGAATGAAACTTAAAGATTTAGCTCCTACAAGTTTAGATGATAGTGCTCCTGTAGAAACTCATTTAACAGAAGGTAACACTCTTGAAGGCGAAGAAGCTATTATAGCGGATAATACGACAGAGTTAACTAACTGGTCATAACGGAGAAATTAATAACGAGAGACCTCAGATATGCCCCAAAAACGCACAGAATGGGGTCTCTCGCTTGAGATTAGGGGTTAAGGTATATCTGACCCTACCTCAGCAAAGAATTATATATAGAAAGGTAAGTGTATGGAAATTCATATAAGTAAGGAACAAGTAGAGAATATTGTTAAAGGAACGAGTATTTCTCTGGTCGGTAAGATTTGTAAAAGGTTTGAAATATTGGGTAACAGAGAACTGTTAAAATCCAATATTAAAGAAATAGTTTATGAAGAATTCAGGGCTTTATGTAATTTGTTGTTAGCTAGAGGGTCGAGTAAGGATACAATAATTTTTAAAAATAAACAAAAACCACATAAAGACACAATAGTTTTTAATTCAAATCAATCGAGCAGGAAAGAGTGGAAAAAACTCTAACCTGCTCTTTTTGTTTATATGGATAAAATAACGGTAAGAAAGGACAATACAATGACTGAAAGTACGGAAAAAAAAGAAAAAGATATACTGGCAGAAATAAAAGAATCTGTTAATTTAGATGAGCTCGAAAATATTTTGATAAACAATGAAATTGTATTTGAACATAACAACAAAAAATATAGAGTTCAGAAACCCACACAAAAACAGAAATCTGACCTTTATCAAGCCAAAGTTAAGAAAGATACTGAACTTATTCAAGACAAATCTTATATGTTGGAAAAAGATTTAATTAAACAATATAAAGACCGAGGAATAGATATAAACGCTATTGATACAGAAATTTTAGAACTTGAAAGACAAAAAAAAGATTATAAAATAAAACTCGGCGAAGCGTTAGAGAAAAAGTTGATGTCTGAACTTAAAAAATTAAAAGATATTATAGAAGACATAAAATCTCAACAACATCAATTATCTATAAAGAAAACTTCTTTGTTAGAAATAAGCATTGAACAACAAAGCACGTTGTATGGATATAGTTATTTAGCTTATCTATTAGCCGAAGTTAATATAGCAAAAGAAAATGAACCCGATAAATATGAAAAAGTTTGGAAATCTTGGAAAGAATATGAAAACGAAAAAGACGAAAAACTATTATATTTGATTACTTTCAATAGCACTTTAATTAGTCGAGGAGAAATGATTTTTTAGTATGATAAAAAATTATTATAAATTATTGAAAACGCTGGCTAAAAGCAGGAAGTGGCAAAGTATATTTGGGTTATCTAAGGAAACTGCTAATTTGCTTTTTGCAAATAATTTTAATTTTTCGGGTTTACAATTAGAATTTGTAGATTTGTTAAATTATTATTCTCAAATTTATATGGAAGTATCTATGGGCGAAGTTACTGACAAAGTTTTAGAAGATGATATTTATATAGATTCTTGGTTTGTATATAGTAGAGAGAAACGAAAGAGAGATAAAGAACAAAGGCAACCATCAAATACATTAAATAAAAAACTGAAGCCAAAGAATTTACATACTGATAGTATTGTTTTTACTGCAAACAGAAAGAATAGACAATGAATACTGAAACTTATATAATTAAAATTGTTGCTGATGCTACTGGAGCTCAAGAAGGAGCAAGCCAACTCCAAGCATTAGATACACAATATAAACAGCTAGGAATGAACGTAGCTCCTGTTACTAAAATTCTAGATGCACAGAAAACAACTCTGTTTAAAAACGGAGAAGCAATAAATCAATATAAAATTACAACTCAGCACGCTGATAAAGCTGTTAATACTATAAATACAAGCCTTAAAGAAGGGGACAGTCTTTTAAGTACATTTAGCAACAATACTAGAGTTACTGGTCAATCTGTTAAACAATTTACTTTAGCAAATCAAGGTCTAATTGAATCTCAAGCAAAGTTAGCAATAAGAGCATTGGCAGTTGTTCCTATTTGGCAAGCGATACGGTTGGCTATGAGTTTGGTTGTTGGAGCAGTTAAAGATATTATTCAGGTTTATACTGAACTTGACGAAAAAATGAAACGAGTAATGGCTGTTGCGACTTATACTAATACTACTCAATTAAAAACTTATAGGGCTTTAGAAGCAGAGGTTAAAAAATATTATGTTACAAGCGGAAGGTCAATAGCAGATATAACTGAAGCTATGTATCAGTTAGGAACTGCTGGTAGGTCAACAGAAGAAATAATGAAAGGGTTTGATGATGTTTTAAACCTTGCTATAGGAACATTTGGAAATGTTGCTGAATCCGGAAAAGTTGTTTCTGGTATTTTAAATGTTTTTGATAAAGACCTTGAAAAAGTGGGGTCAACCTCTAAAAAAATTCAATATATAACAGATTTGTTAGCAGATGCTTGGAAAAATAATCAAATAGAATTATCTGAAATCAACACTGCCATGGGTTATTTGGCTAGTGTAGGAAACTCTTTAAATATAGATTTAAAAACTCTTATTAGCACAACTGCTGTTATGAGTGATGGTATGTTAAGAGGTGGGAAAGGTGCAAGATATTTAGCTCAGGCATTTGTTCAAATTGCTAAAGAATCTAGCAAATTAAGAGAATTAGGAATTGTTTTTGACCCAAATAAACCTCTTGATTTTTATGATGTTATGACTCAATTAAAAGCCCAGTTTGATGCTCAAAGAGGGTCATTGAGTTATACAAATGATTTGATTGATGTTTTTGGTGATAGGGGGTCTAGAGCAATTCTTAGTATTTTAACTCAGTGGGAAAAATGGAATGAAGAAATAGAAAAAACTCCTGAACAAATAGACGGAACTGCTCAAAAATTAAAAGAACTGGCTGAGAGCGATTGGGGAACTATTCTTAAAAAAATGTGGAGAACAGCAACCGTTTCTTCTACTGAATCTAGTGGGGGGTTAAAAAACTTTTTTGCAGGAATAACTGTAGAAGCCGAAAAATTTAGTAAAAATATGCAGTTAGCTCAGGAATATATTAAAGGGTTTGGGTTAGGAACAGATTCTCAGTATTTTGAAAAATTGTTTGATGAATATAAAAAATTAGGAGAACCTACTTTTAATCCGTTTAAAGCACTACAAAAAATGTTTTTTGGGTTAAAAGCTAGTGGGGCTGGGGACGTTCTTGGTAATGCTATAGATGAAATTGTTTTATTAGCAAAAGTAACGGAAGATTTAGGTGTAAAACCATTAAAAATTTCTACTGAAAAAACAAGTGAGAGAGAAGTTTCTCAACAGGAAAAGATTGTTAGTTTTCTTAAAGAAAAAGCTAACAAACACAAAAACATTTTAGATGCTCAATCTGAAATAATAGAGTTTTTAAATAAAGAAGGAATAGTTGCTGAAGAGTTGCAAGGAGCTTATCTAAATATTTATAATTTACTCGTTCAGCAAAAAGACGCTCAAGATAGTATAGGAAAAGCAACTAAAGAATTAACGTTTATTCAGAAAGAAAGACTTCAGGCATTAGAAGATAGTCATGATTTAGCTATGATGGAAATTGCGGGAGTAGATTCTTTTATTATTAAGCAAGAACAAATTTTACAAATAATGGAAACTCAGGATAGAACCCGCAGAACAGCCATAAAAAATCAAGAAGAGTTGATTAAAAAGTTAGAAGAAGAAGGTAAAACCGTTGAAGCTAATAAAGCAAAAGAATCTTTAGGTAAACTTAAAACTATTCCTACTGTTGATTTGTCTATTCGAGAAATAATGCAAATGAAACCCGAAGATATTTATAAAGGGTTTCTTGAAGGCGGATATGCTGAAGATATTATTAATAAAATTCTGAAGTTGAGAGACGCTTCTTTAGAAGATATGGAAAAAAAATACGGTGCAATTACAGATAAACAACAAGAAGAATTGGCTATCGCTAATCAACTCGAATTATTAAATGCTTCGGGCTTATATACTAAAGAACAATTATTACAATATGAAATTCAGTTAAAAGAAAACGCTTTAATTGCTTATAAAGATAAAGAAGGCGAAATTGAACTTGAAAAGTTACATAACAAGTTATTAGTTGAGAGATTATCAATTATAGCAGATTATTCTGCTCAAGCAAAAGACGCTGTTTCTAGTGTGTTTACAGATATTTTAAGAGGCAATACAGATATATCTTCATTTTTTGATGAAATATCTTCTAAATTTAGAGAATCTATGGCAGAAAACTTTGGTGATATTTTTGGGAATCTTGCTACCGCAACTAGTGGATTAGGAGAAGGTTGGGGAGAAGGGTTTGCTAATATTCAATCTATATTTGCTGATATTGGAACAAAAATAGATTTGGGTCATCAAGTGGGTGGCGATTATGTTTATATGAAAGAATATAATGGTCACGTAGACGGAATTACACAAGCAAGTATAATTTGGAATCGAAATTTTTCCGCTACAGCGAACAGTGTTTTAGGAGGAACGACTGATACAGCAACTAAAAAAGCAGGCAATGTGGGTGGAGATATTGTTTCTGCTTTAACAGGGACTTTGACTTCTGCAATGGGAGGATATAGTGCTAGCGGAGTTGCTGGTGGAATAATGGGAGGATTGGGGGGATTGCTTCAATCTAATTTAGTGTCTTCTATAAGTTCTATGATACCAGTAATAGGAAGTGTTTTAAGTGTCGGTAGTTTATTGTGGGGAAATCTCTTTGGAAAAGATGATGACGAAGAAGATTATTCACATTTAGCTGAAGAACATCGAGGAGTAAAAGGGGTAGCCTCAAAAATAGATGTGACAAATTCAGAATTATCTATTGTAAACAGAAATCTGGTAGCATTAAGACAAACAATAGAAACATATATATTACCAGAGTCGGCTTATTTTGCATCGAAATCTAATATAGATGACGAATTTTCAGTAGATAGCAGAAGAGGAATAACATAAAAATTAACGGAGTAAGATATGAGCAGAGGAACTTGGGCAGTTCAGATTTGGAGTTCAGGAGATGTGTGGGTAAGCGACGGAACTATTTATAGACCAAATGCACCATTAACAGATAATACAGATTCGACTAGGGTAACTGTAGTTTTAGCTGATGGGTCTAAATCTTTTTATACACCAGAAAACACTTCTGTTGATGATTCTTTAATTTTTGAATGGAAATTTTTAGAAGTTGATGATGCTATAATCGAAAAAATATTAGATTATATTAATGATGAAGAACGTGTAAAAGTAACCACTCATAATGGAGATGTTTATATTGGTTATTTTGTTAGTCATAAAAAAACAGAATTGATAGGACACAATCCTAGTTACGTAGATTTTACCGTAACATTTGAAAGAGAATAAGGAACTATTATGGCACGGGCACTTACTGCTGTTCTTAACAAACAAATCAGTTTAAAACATTTAAAAACAAGTTATCTCTTTAAAATAAACGGGGAGGATTATTCTTCTTATTTAAAAGATAAATCTATAAGTGTAAGTACAGATTTTGGTTCAATGACAGCTTCTTTTACTTTGTTTAATAATGCCGGTTTGTTTGGTAGAGGCGGAACTTACCAATTATATATAGGTGATGTTGTTGAATATATTGAATATTATAGGGGGGATTCTACTCAATGGAAAAGATTTTATGGTGAAGTTAATCAAATAAATATAACCAAATCTGCTACTGAACGAGAAATAGTTTTAACTTGTTTAGATTATATAGGAAAACTTAAAAATTGGGATATAGATTTAGTTGTTGAGGCTGATTCTGTTGAAGCTACAGATGAAATATTAACTCCTAATTTTTTACCTGAACCAAACGAAAATACTGCTCAGGTATTTGATTTTGCTAATGAAAATATTGCCCCCAACCCTTTGCCTATTATAGTTATTGAACATAATGCTTTAGACGATTCAGAAATTCAATACGACGGATTTGAAATTTCAAATTCTACGGGTCAATTAAAATTAGGAAAAGCTATTAATGCTGTAGATTGGAGTGTAACTTGTAGTTCGTATTATTATTATCCGAAAGGACTATATGCCGAAGATATTTTAGAATCTATTTTATGTGAACCCGACGGATACAATAATTATTTATTTGATGAAGAATCTAGTACAGATTTAATTAATAATCATTTGAGGTCTACATTTTATGCAGAAGAAAATAAACTTGTAGATACGATGACACCTAATTCTTCTGATACTTCTGTTACTATAGAAACTACGTTGGCTTCCGATTATGACCCAGACGCTAGTGGAGATACTTCTTATATTATAATAACATCAACAGAAGGATTTCCTGAACCCGATTCGGGGCAGCCGGTTTCCGTTGAAATTAATGGTGATACTTTTACATATACGGCAATAGGAAGCGGAAATACTTTACAAGGTATCCCTTTAAGTGGAGATAATTCGTTAGGTTTTCATTCGGCTGGTGATTATGTAAGATATACAGCTACTTATTCTGCTGGACAGATATGGTATACTACATTTAATCATATTATTACTCAATTAACTTCTTCGGATTTTACTATTCCTAGCGGAAGTGCTATTAATTATGTAGATTTACGGTATGGTCGTATAATTTTAAATGAAGCTATTGATAGTTCATCTACTGTAACTTGTGATACAAATTACACGTTTTCAACTTTGCAAAGTAGTGGAATAGAACTAAACAAAATGGATTTTAGAAGTCGAGAAATTGAAAATAGATTCGAAGCAATAACCAAACTTAAAGATTATCTTGCTCCTAACTATATTATAAGAACACAGGGAGATAACAAAATTTGGGCTTCTTATTTATCTCAAAAAGATACTGCTGATTATACTTTAAATTTAGAACAAAAATTTAATTATTTATCCGATGATAGCCCCTATACTAGAGTTAAAATATTTGCAAATAATAAAAACCCTACAAACGTATGTTATAACACGGGTGCTCAATTTATTACTACAGACGAAGAATATACTGCTCACGCCATAGATATAGAATTAGATTATGATAGAGCAGAAGGCAATAGTTATGTTTATAAAGTTGTAGGAATAGATGGTGGGCGGATTAATTCTTCTAAATCTGCACCCTTCGTCAAAATAAACGGTATCAAAGTTGAAGAAGGTTCTCAAGAATTGACTTTAACAGATGCTTGGCATTATGATTGGTGGACTTCTCCTCAAAGTGGCGGAGTAATTTATTATCATTATGTTTTATACTGTGATAGAACTCCGGTAGACCCAAGTTATCCGGTTACATTTTATGATGCAACCGCAACTCCTCTTATTACTGTTCCGCCTAATTCAGCATATTTCGATTATGCTAATGGAGCGTATCCGTTAGGAACAAATGAACAACGAGACGATGTTACAAGTATTTCTACTGCTACTTATCACGTTATTTATCAGAGTTCTGATGTTCAAGTAGACTATGAAAATATGGAATTTCATATAAGAAAAGGATTAATAGATGATGTTGCTACAGATGTTGTTACTGGAGATTTTTGGTATGACGCTGTAATGCAAGAATATGAAGCAATAGATAGAATGATAGACGGTAAATTTTCAACTCAAGTTCAAACTATTTGGGTTGCTCAACCTCCTACGGGATTTAATTTTGCGATTTTAGATTTAGGTGATACTTACAATATTCAAGCTATAGATATTATGGCTGGGTTTTTTAAACCCGAAGGGACATCATATAAATTTGATATTAGTTTTAGTTTTTCATTGCAATATTCAACTGACAATTCTAATTATTATGCTATTAGTAATGAAGCAACGAATGTAGGATTAACTGGAGGGGAATCTGTTTCTTTTGAAGAAAGTGATTTGGGTATTGGTTTTGAAGCTAGATATTTAAAAATTGTTTTAGAAGATGTTTCAAAAGTTGAGTATCAAACTGGCTATTATGTCGTGGCGTTTTCTGAAATAGCGGTTTATACAGATATAGTGTTAGAATCTAATGCAACATTAATTCGAACAACTACATTAACTCAAGATATTAATTTTGGAAATACAACTGTTTATGTAGCAAGCACGGAAGGTTTTGAAGAACCTTCTTCCAGCCAATCAGTTACAGTTTATTTAGATAAAGATGAAAACAAGTTTTTTACTTATACAGGAATATCAGGCAATACTTTTGTAGGTTGTGAAGTGGGCAGTTCTATTGCAGAATTATCTGGAACGACCGTAACTGCAAGTATAGAAACAGATACAACGTTATATGATGATAACAATTTATTAGGAACATACGGGGATAGATTAAAAAAAATAGACCGAACTCAGCAAGACGATTTATTTTTACAAACCGAACTTGATACACTAAGCAAAAGCTGGTTGAAAGAAGTAGTAAAAGACCATGATAAAATTCAAGTATCAGTTTTAAAACAATCGTTCTTAAAGATGGGTCAAACAGTTTATGTAACTGATTCTTATAATAATATAGATAACAATTATTTTATTGAAAGTATAAGTGAAAAAGATTATATATATGATTTAGTGCTTGCAAGGTATCCTTCTTAACTATAAGAGAAAAGTATGAAAAAAACAAAAAATCAAGTATCAAAAACTACAAAAAAATTATTTAGACAAGTATCAGATTTGATTGATACTAAACTCAATCAAGCAACAAAAAACGCTCAATTAAGTCAAAGAAATATATCACGAGCAAGAATCTTCGGGTCTGAAATCAATTTTGGAACAGACCCGTCTATTTCTTTGTCTATAAATACTATAAACGATTTTCTAAACCAAATATCGTTGACTCCGATTATTATTGATGGATTAATAATTACACAAAACACCCCCGCCGATTCTTATGTTAATATTTCTTCGGGAACTGCTTTATATGCAGGAAAAGTATTTGAATTACAATCTGATATTTCTAATTTAGAAATTCCTTTATCAGATAATCCGAATACAACAATATTTTATATTCAATTAACAAATGTTTCCGGCGGATATGCTAATGTTTCTGTTAATACTTCTGAACTAATTGATAGTTGTACTATAGGGGCAGTTAGAATTCCTGTAGCGGGTGATGCTGAGGATGTTATTGACCAAAAAGATTATGATAATACCGCCGACAGTGCTTATATAGATAACAGACAACAAATTGTTATTTATGATGACGGGTTGGGAAAACTTCAAGAAACAAGTATAGATTTTTTTAGAAATAATGATAATATAAGCGATATTCTTGTTGATAACGATATTTTAGGAATTTGGTTTAAAGATGTTAATGATGTAAGTAGAGGATATATAAGGGGGGGAACAAGCACTCTAAATTATTCTGCTGTTAATAGACATTGGTTCACAGGAGCAGAAGTTTATATAGGCGATGATGAGGCTGGGTTGGATTTTGTGGTTTATGGAGATAATAGTGGTCAAAAAATGTTTTGGGATGCTTCTGAAAATAGTTTGTTTATGTATGGTGATTTAATTATGAAATCATTTGAGGAAGGCGATGAAGACAATGAATCTTCTTATGATATAAAATTTGATTTTATTTCTTCTGAAACAGGGCATGATTCACAAAAAATTTGGGCTGTTTATGATGCTTACCAATCTAATTATGCTTTATATTTGCAAGCTGATTATCGTCTTGAATGGTGGTGTACGAAAGATAGAGATTCAAGTGGGAATAGGGGTATAGCATTTCAGTCCGGCGGTGATTCTGGTGTTGGAGCTGTTATATCTCATGGAGCTTGGTGGACTCCTAACACCGAAAATAATGACTATGTTGTTGGTAAACCTGTGGATAGCAAGGGTGGAGTTAAATATTGGAATGAAGGATATATTAATAGGGTTATTTTTAATGATAGCGGAGAAGAGGACGGCACAGCCGAAAGGAAAGCGTATATAGACGGAGCAAGCGAAGGATATTTAGATTATTATGTTTATACTGCTCATAGATTCAATATGGTTTCTGCCGACACTGATGTCCGGCTTGAGTTTGTTGGCACAACTAACAGCGGTCTTTTAGAGTGGATGGAAGATGAAGATTATTTTAAATTCTCAGATGACATATTTTTAAATTCAACCGGGTTTTTATATTTTAGAGATACATATACCAACATATCATCAGCCGACGCTAATCACCTTGATATAGTCGCACCAACCTATTTAGATTTTACTATTAACAGTGTTGAAACCAGTATAGCGTCTGTCTCAACAGGGACAGGCGATAACGATAAACTTGTTACTCAAGGTTATGTGGATGATGCGGTTGAAGCTGAGAACTTGTGGGATAGAACCGACACCACTCTTTCCCCTCATACCGCTAATGACAACGTAGATTTAGGTAGTGGAACATTTCTAACTACCGGCACACTTGGAGCAGGGGCAATAACAGGAACGTCTCTTACTGACGGAACAGCAACTCTTGATGACGGAGCTTTATCCGGTGTAACTACGATAGGAATGAATAACCAACTTACAAATTCTTTAGCAGACGGAACAGCTCCATTTGTTATCACCTCAACCACAGTCAATACTAACCTTAACGCCGACCTGTGGGACGGGTATCAGTTTGCAGATTATCTCGACCAAGCAGTTAAACAAGCCAGTAGCCCGACGTTTGTAGGGTTGACTTTAACAGGTGCTATCGCTACGCCTACAACTATAACAACTTCAGGGCTTATTACTTCCGGCGGTAACTTAATTGTAGACGGCGGAGATATAGGGTTAACCGCTGATACCGACCTTATTCAGATAGCCTCTGATAGTGTTACAGTTAATGGGGCGTTGACTACTACTGGGCTTAATACATGGGGAACAGGGACATATTCTGACCTCGGCAGGTTTGCCAATCAAGATGAAACTCCGGCGATTTTGTATGGTAACAGAGGAGCGTCGGGTTCGTATATAACAAGCGAAGAGCCGTTTTTAAGGTATCAACATTGGGTTCAAACTTCAGTGGGTTCAGGTGGAACACCACCCGGAAACCATAGGTTAGGTTACGATTTTGAAACTATTATGGGAGCAAGTCAAACGGGTCATTATACAGGGCTTATGCATTATGGATTAAACTATGGACCGAATAGAGGTGATTTTGTGTCTATCGGTTCTCAGATACTTGCTATGGGGGACAGGACAGACGCTGGTTCAGGAACAGGCGGTGATACAGGTTGGGCGTTTTGGGGTCATGTCTGGAATAATGGATATAACGCTGGTGGTGTAGCGGCTGAACTTGATTGTGTTAATACCAACGCTGATATGTTAGATGACGGGTCATCTCCATGTATGACGGGAATCCGGTTATCAACAGAGTATTCAACGTATCATTGCACAAGAGCAATAAAGATAGTTGACAATTTTAATGATGATAAAGGGTGGGATGTAGGAATAGATTTAGCTGGTTGGAATACTACAGGTATAAAATTTACCCGACCTTCTTACGGTAGTTACGATGCCATAGATATGAATGGAACAGATATAGTTGATATACGAAATTTAACATTTAACACCGATACGACATTTACACTTAACACTGAACTTCGATTAGACAGTGCTAACGGCAATCAATACGCTTTTGATATAGACAATTCGAGTGTTTCAAATCTTGACGCTGCGGCGTGTAACATAAATTTAAAGGGCGGGACAGATGCGACGGGTCAAGATTGCGGGTTTCATTTGAGAGATGAACAGTCAAATATAGATTGGTGTTGGTTTATAGACCATTCTGATAGTAGTAACATGAAAATTGATAGGGAAACGACTAATTTGTTGAAATTTACAGATTCAACTACATATTTGTATCAACCTGTATATATTGCCGATGCTGGATTAATTTACAACTATCGAGACGCTGGGGCTCCGGGTTCTGTAGGATACCGATTTTATAATGGTGGACAAATAGCCGAATGGGAAATAAGACAACCGTCATCTTCAGACCATAATTTTTATATATCTAAAAAGGTTGGGGCGAATTATTCTAATTATTTCAAAATAGGAACAGACGGTAAAACATATTTTTATGGTGATTCGGATTTTGGCGATTTTGATATTACTACTGCAGGCACACTTGCATCAGGAGATTACACCGTAACTGGCGATATTAACCCCGAAGCTGACGGGACAAGAGATTTAGGAACTCAAACAACTAGGCAATGGGCTAATGTTTGGGCTGACCTTGTTAATGGTTCAGATTATTCTATGCTTAACGATTGGCGAATATTAGAAGCTGAAAAATACGAAGGTTACCCCAAAGGTATAGCAATAGGGAATACCCATTTTAAAGCAGGTGTGGTAACAGAAAAGATGCCAACAGATGCTAAACCGATATTTGCGGTTACTGAAACTTTTATTGAATTTCAAGGTATCAGGTTGACAAAAGAAGATTTTAAAAAAATCAAGGAGTTACAATGAAAAAAATATTTATTGTAGTTAGCATATTATTAGCGTCAATGGTTCAAGCTAAAGATTATACCGTAACGCTCGACGACAAATATGTTCCTTATTTTGAGGCTAAAGAAGAAGTTTCAGAAATCGGAGCTGAAGAATGGTTTAGGTTACAGGCAATAAATGAAGCCGACAAGATGATAGACAAAAAGTATTTAAAGATTAAAGCTAAAAATCGGGATGAAAAAATATCTGAACTTGAGAAAAAGAAAATTGAAGAGTAGCAAGTATAGCAAAAATTAACAGCGTTGAATAGGAGAGAAAATGGCTGAACAGAGAATAAACAATGTCGCAAATACTATATACTTTTTGCGACAAAGGTAGACGGTGGATACAGTATCCGAGACTTTAATTATATATGATTATTATTGAAGCATATCAACCCTAAAAAAAATCTTTTTCCGTTAATATTTCTGTTTTAATTATACAAGACCTTACGATACTCATTTCTTCATTATTATTATTAAACTCATCATCTAACACTTTCCACATAATTAAAGTTACTTTTTCATCAGTAATTTCTTTAATTTCTCCATAAGCAATAATATGAAGAAGCTCATCTTTTCTTGCGTGGTCTAATAATGTTAATCTAACAATATCTCCTTTTCTCATTTTCATCCTTTCTTTTGTTGTATTGAAGATTTAAAGTTTTTAAATAATGTTAGAATTGAATAATTTGGAATATCCAACCTTATATTTTTTAATAAAAAATCTATTAATTGTAATTTACAATGTCTATATTTCCATAAATAATAATATATTAATATTTTATTTATCATTTATACGTAGTTTATCTTTTTTTAATTTTATATCAAAATTATTTTTGAGATATTTTGGTATAGACAATCTTTTTAAAACTTCCTCTCTGGCTTCTTTAATTAATTGACTACTTAATATTTTTTTCATAATATAACTTTTCTAATTTTCTCGCTGATTTAAAATCCGGTGAAATATGTAATTCTCTACCGTCTTTCAAAGAAACGATTCCCAGTCCTTTTCCATGTCCACAACAAGAAGCAACAGTTTCTATGTTTGCGTTATTTAATGCTTGAATTAAATCTGCTATACAAGCGTCTACATTAATTTCAATCCTTTTAGATAGCCCAGAAGGTTTACACAATTTTACTTTTTTAAGCGTTCCCCATTTACACACTATAAAATTCTCCGAGTCAGAAAAAATAAGTTTGTTTAAAGTTATCTAATATTAAACTTGCAGTATTTATAAAAAGATAATTTTTAATAGCATGATATTTTTCATACGCTATTTTCCATTCTAGCTGCGTGATGTCAGATATATTTAATTCATCGCCCCCGTCAAATTTTTTGATAAACTTTTTTGTTGACATCTTACACTTTTTAGAAAAATAGTTTAATGTGTCTTCTAATCTTTTTTGTTCTTCTCTCATCTCAGATAAATCCATAAAAACCCCCATTTTTGTCCTTTTTTATATACTCTTTTTATTCAATCCTTTCCATAAGTTGCATATGCTATAATTAATCCCACAAAACCACTGAAAAACAAAACACCATATACACACCAATCAAATATAAAATATTTGATTAACTCAGGAAATTCCTTATATTCTTCTTCATAATGTTTATATGCTATTCTTGCTCCTAATAATCCACATAAAAACCAAAATATAAAAAATAATATCATATTATTCTCCTTTTTCTATAAAGTCAAAATCTGTTAATTTTATTTTTTTAGGACATAATTTTATAAAACATTCTATACATAAAGAATGGTCTCTATATTTTTTGGGTATTTCATTCCATAATTTATCTTTTACTGACCATATAAGAAACTGATTTCTTCCACAGTGTTTACAGGACTGTTTATCCCTTAACCCTAGCCTTGTAAATACATGCTTTAGCCATATTCTTAAATAATCCAATACTCTAAAAAAATATCTATCAAAATCTATATTCATATTTTTTCTGCTTCTCCTAACCATTCAACACTTATATCTGGATAATCGTATTTATTTATTTTAACGTAATTCGCTATTACTTCAAAAAACTCTTTTTCGGGGTCTAAAATAAACAACTGTGTATATCCATTCAATTTAGTTTTATAAACACTAAAAGTTGTATTTTTTTCTTTCTTTATATTTTCTGTTTTTCCGCAAGTATCGGGGGCTTTGTTCTGACAAATGCAATACTCCCCGTTCTTATATTGCAGTTTACCGTCGGTAATATGGCACTCTCCCAAAATAACATCAACCTTTCTCCCTGCGTCTTCTGGTCGTAAATCTTCAACCTTTAGATATTTCATCTTTTACTCCTTACTTGGTTTATATTCTTTAATATGAAACATAAAAAATATTCCTAAAATTTGTTTAAGAAAATACTTAATACAAGATTCAACATCTTTTTTAGTAATAAACTCTTCTTTTTTAAGGAAAAAAATATCATCAATAAATAAAGGTTTATTAGCAAACCCAGAGATATTTTCTACTTTATACCAATTTTTTGAAAAATCACCAAAATGTATATCTGCTTCACACCTCTCAATATATTCAGCCATTATATATGTCCAGATTTCAAAAGGAAAGAATTTTTCTTCTCCGTTTTTATTTACAAACTGTACATCTACTGCCCTTGACCACACACCTTTTTTTACGGGCATTTCAGGAATATCATAATATATACATTGCCCATTTCTAAAATAATATTTATAAATATCTTTTTTTAACTTTTTAAGTTGTTTTTTTGTCATAATTTATCCTTACTTACCATTATTTATTTCTTTATTAAACTGTTTTCTGTTACAGAAAATTGTTTTAAAAAATAACAGTTCGTTCCATACCCCTCTAAAACCATAAACAACAAATATAAACGGACATATTATAATTCCAATTACTATAAAAATCAAATAAACAATAGTAACGATAATATTCGATTTTATTTGTTCTTTAATGTCTTTTATAGTTTTCACGTTATTTATTCCTTTTTAAGCACAAAACTTGTTTTACCCATATCCGACCCTACCTTTTTAAAAATCTCAAGCGAGAAGGGGCGTTTTGTGCGTTTTTAACCCTATTCTACAGTCCCACCTAATATTTTTCTCCCGTTTTGAAATTCTCTCGGTTCAATAAATTATTTTATTTATTTCTAATCATAGTAATAAAGACTATAATAACTGATACTATTAATATCCAAAAAGCAACTGTATCAGAATTAGACATTGAATTTATATCAGAACTCTGTGAACAGGGGTTTTCTTGTATTACAAACGCATTTATATCTTCTTTGTTACTTCCTAATTTTGTGGGTCTAAACGCCTTAATAGCAGTATCAAAAATATTGTGGTTATTCATGATTTCTTTTCTCTCCTACACTTATTACATAAACTTTGTATCCAGCCATTATATGGAACTGTCTTTACTTTGTCAACGTAAGAACCGCATTTTTCACATATTTTATAACTTAAGCTTTCGGCTATAGAAATAGCTCTGTCAATATCATCATTACTATAATTAACATAAAATCTTAGCCCACCGAATTTTTGTTTAATCTGGACAGCCTCTATATTTTTATCATTAGAAACAATATATCCACAAAGTATATCTAATAAATCATACCAACCATCATCACAATCTATTCCCCAACACATACAAGTTTTGTCTGGAGAAAGGGCGTGTTGTTTAAATAAATCAGGATATTTTTTATATAATTTGCTCTGCAATTTTTTATTCATATTTTACCTTTCTTTTCGTATTATATACTATTATTTCAAAAAAGTCAAGTGTTTTTTATAATACTTGATTAAAATACTCGTCACTGCTCATTATTAACCGATAAAAAATCTTATCGGTGTTTTGTTTAACTGTATAATAGTTACAAACAAAATAAATATATTGTTTTAGTATATAAGGGTCTATTTCTAACTTGCTTAAACTTTGATATAAATGTTTAGTTTTTTCTGGAATTCTTAATTGATAAACTAATTTATCATTATTACAAAAATGATAACCCATTGTAGCAAATTTTTTATTTCTTAATAAACCTTCAAAAATAGAAGTTGAAGAAAACGATGTAAAATAATCAAAAATATTAAATAAACTTTCTAAACTTTCATTAACTAATATTGTATTTGAATATTTTTTACAAATATTTATAAAATCGGCTTCCCCTCGCTGAATATCTAATGGGTGCGGTTTGACAATAAAGGTAGTTTGAGGGTTATTTTGAAGAACAGAATTAACATAATCTGAATATGTATTACAGTGTTTATTTGTTGATTGAATAACACTCATATCCCAAGATAGTTGTCCTAACATAACAATATATTCTTTCGTGGGGGGGGTTTTATATTTTAAAAAAAATTCTTCTCGATTAATATTATGAGGTTGCGGTTGTCTGGTTGTTTTAGGATAATCTATAATTGTTCTATCAGATACTTTAGGGATTTTATTTACAAACTCATAAATTTCATTATTTCTGGTATATTGACATCCTTTCCAATCAAATATCATTTTATGGTCACAAAACATTTCTGTATTAATACATTTAATACCTAATTCGCCACAAGCAACTTTCATGGTTTGATTAAATGTATGTAATGGATGTGAATTAATTACTATTTGAATATCGTTTTTTTGAAGTATATCTTTACAATATTCTTTAATTTCTGTTTTTTGAGAATCTGTATATTTATTTTGTAAATGATTTTCGGAATATGGAAATCTAAAACTATCTTTAAATGTTTCATTATATTGTTTATAAATATTCAAATTAGTATGGTCAATAGTAAAAATGTCAAATGTATTTTTTATCCAAGGATTATTTGCCAATGTATTACATCTTTCGGCTCTGATACGGCTGATTAACATGTTCTTTCGTTTTGGAGGATTTGAAATCTCAGCAGAAATTGTTGGTATAGAGGTGATGGTTTTATCGCCTGTAGGAATATAAACATTTTCGTTATTCAACAAAGCCCCGATTTTAATGTCTATATCTTCTAATGGAATTTGTTTATTACAATGTTTATGGTGTCTATCAAAACAACTGCAAAATGGGGCGGGGGCGACATAACTTATTTTCGTCATATCCATTCTAACTTTATCTATCCACAATTCTGGCGGAATATAGCCCCCGAAAATACAAAAGGTTTTTGTTCCCGTAGCAATACCCACCGCAATAATAAAACTATGATACCCTATAACTAAATCTGACATAGACACAAGAGCAATAATTCCGTTAACTGAAATTTCTCCGGCATCTAAATGCAAATCTATTCCATTAATTCTTTTTAATTCTGTTTCAACTTGTTTGTTTCCTACTGAAATAAAATAATATTCATCCTTATATTTATCAACTAAATATTGAAAATACTTCGGGTCTCCTACTCTAGCAATATTATACCATTCTTTTCTTACACTTGGCGGTTTTATTATACAAATTTTCTTTGATGTTTGAATTTTTCTTAAAAAAGAACTTGCTTCCTGTATCCATTCGGGTTTAATAGGAATAGACCAGTTAATAGGATATTTATTTAAAGTTGGCACAACATTATTAAATGCTTCTGCCATTCCGATTCCCCTTTTATGTGCTCGTTGATATTGAAATACTAAGGAATTAGTATATTCTACTTTATGTAATTTTGTAAATACTGATTGATATTTTTCAATATGTTCATTACAAGTTGCTAACTGAGTTACAGGCGGTAAAATAAATTCTACGTTTGGTATGGTATCAAACAATTGAGGAAAAGGTGTTCTTAAATATATTTTATTATATTGTTTAGCTAATTCTTTAATAAAAGGATATTGATAAATACTATCACCAAACCCAAAGTAACCCTGCAAATATAAATTGTTAGACATTATTTTCCTCCGAATTTTCTAAATAATTTATAGCTAAATTTGCTTTTGGTCTCCATTTTTCATTTATTTCTTTTAATTTGGGTGGTTGACTTTCTATTGCTTTCATTAAAGTTGAATACATGTTTTCTACTTTTGTTTCTGCAAAACGCAAAGAAATATTTGGAATTGCTGTTTCATTGATAATTGCTTTAACTTTAGAAACCTGATATTCGTCTCTAGATATATTTACTACAGGCGTTTCCTGAGCAATACTTAATATCATACTATGATACCGCATACAAATATTACCAATTAAATGTTTATGAAAAGTAGTTACTTCTTCAGGATATGTAAATTTTCTGACGGCAAAATCCCCTTTAGTAATTATTTCTAATAGTTTGTCTTCACTTTGAAAATAATTAAATACTGGAACGTAACCGTTTTTCTGAAGGAGTTTTCCTAAATCATAAAATTCTTTATGTAATGCGGGAACAATAAAACAAGAAATATTTATACCCACATGTTTAAGTTTTGGTAATTCTACTTTAGAAATAGGAGAAGTAAAAGCGTCATCTATACTTTTTTCTACTTTTTTCATGTCAATTTTAGTTTTTCTTAATGCTTTTAATCCTTCTTCAAAATCTCTAGTAAATATTTTAGTAACTTTATTAAGAGTTACTCCAATAAACTTTTCTAACTTTCTATTATTCATAGGTGTAAATCCCTGACCAGATAATATGACGGGTTTATTAAAATAACTGGCTATCATAATAGGAGTTAAAAATACCATTAATCCATAAGAGTGCCTTGTATTTATAGTTCCACTTCCAGAAAAGAACAGAACATCACATTCTTCTATCTTTTTTATTAATAACTGGTGGTTTTTATTGAGAATACTAGTTTTTTTATGCAACAACGCTCCTTCTATTAAACAAAACTGTCGAAACAGTTCTGGTTCTGTTCCTCTTATAGATTTAGAAAATATGCTGTGTCCCGATACAGTTGTTGTACATTTACACAATTCTCCTACATAAGAATTAGGGGTCATTATCGTTAAATTATTAAATCCTTTTTCTTTTAGAATACGAACATTATTCCATAACTGTAAATCATCTCCCCAATTATGAAATCCATAACCCCCCTGTATAAGTATTTTACAGTCTTTATTCATATTAGTCCTTTGGTGATATTTTTTTAGCTACAAAATACTGTTTATTCATAAATTTTTCTTGTATTAATTTAAAACCGTTTTTAATAAGTTCCTGCTTAATTTCTTTTAACGATAAATGCCTCCAGTGCCACTTATTTTTAATAGGGTCTGTATCTAAAGGGGTCGTAAATATTAAATATTTTTTTGTTATTGTTCCAAACAATTCAAATAGTTTCTCAGTATCTTTCACGTGCTCTATTAATTCATGAGCAACTACTACATCAAAAGGAACTTCGGTTTGTATTTGAAAACAATCTAAATAAAAGAAATCTATATTGGGTCTTGACCAGTATGTATTAGCAAAATCTATACTTTCTTTACTATCATCAATGCCTATAACGGTTTTTGCTTTTTCCGCTAGGATAGAAGTTCCTACTCCGCATCCACATCCTACATCTATCACAATATCTCTTTTATCAATGAATTGTAAATCCGCTACATATCTACATAACCACCACCAAAGGTTTGCTTTATTATAAGAACTAGTAACTTTTCTTTCTTTAGAACGCAGATGTTTTGCTTGTTTTTTATTTTGTTCGCTCATTTTATCCTTTCTAACAATAATATTTTTCTGTTTGGTTTCCATAATTTTTCAGATTGAAATTCTTTTTTTATTTTAAAATATTTTTTTATTAAAGATATATTTCCTTTATTGACTCTAAAAATAGCTTCATCACAATTCATTTTTTGTAAGGTTAGTTCTTTATTTTTAAAATGATGAAACACATTTAGACACAATATTATTTCTGATTTTGGAATATCTTGTCCGTCTTCCCATATTTTAAATTTTACTTTATTACTAAAATCTTGACTTATTAAATTAGCTATATCAACTTTATATTGTTCTTTTTCTAAACCTATAACTTTAGCTTCCAAAGCTACTGCTTTAAAAGAAAAATATCCAAAATGAGAACCTAAATCTACAACCGTTTTGTTTTTCCAATTTACTAAATCTTTTATTGATTCCCATAATAAATAAGATTTAGTTCTACCTACAAAATTTATACATTCTACATCTTGATACCCGTGTTTTAAAACTACTTCTTTTATATATTCTAATGATGATTGTTTCATATTACCTCTTATTAATTGTTATTAATTTATGCTGTAAAGAATTTATTCTGTGATAATCAACTCCAACTATACGATTTTTATATAAACAAAAATTTTTTGGTTTTCTGTCAGTAAATATAGCAGAAACCAAAACATTATAATATTTTTCATCTTTCCAATTTATTTTTTCTCCTTTTTCCATTAATAAAACAGTATCATCTCTATATTCAATACAAGGACAAAAATATTTTTCGAATTCTGTCCCTTTTACTTTTAACCAGTTTTGCCACTCTTGTAAATTAAAATCCGGTAAATAATTGTGTTTATTAATTTTTAATATTTTATTATCGTAAGAATAAACAAGTCTTCTTCTACCTCTAGATAACAACTTCATTTTTATTGTCTCCAAGTTTTAATATAACTCCCTAATATATTACGCTTAACTGGTTTTCCGGCGTGAGTGTCATCTCCTTCTGTTTTATTGCTATATCCGAGAACTATAATTCCCATAAGCTCGTCAGTTGATATTAAACCGAAATACTCTTTAATTTTTTTAGCTGTTTTCCATTCCTCACTAAGATGAACCATACAAGAACTTATTCCTTTAGCAGTCGCCATCAACAACATATTTTGCATAGCCATTGAACAATCCTGATAAGGTAAATATTTAAATACTTCCTTCCTATTACTTTTTAAATAATTGCACTGTGTTAAATCTGCATATACTATAATACAACACTTGCTTTCTTTAATCCAACTTAATTTTTTTTCACTTAAAAAATAAATATCTAACTCCTCTGTTGTAATAATAAACCGATAACACTGAGTATTGCTTCCTGAAGGAGCATATATTCCTGCTTCTATAATATCTCTTATATCTCCGAAAGAAATATCTTTTTCTTGTTGAAAAATTCTAACACTTCTTCTTTTTTTAATTAATTCTAATAAATCTTTATCATTCACGTTATCACCTTTACCCAACTGGTATCTTCATATCTTTCTACTGTTCCTAAAGTTTCCTGCACTGCTTTTTTGACTTGAGAGGTATAATCGTGCCCCGAAAGAATTCCTTTTGTTTTTACTTTTGGTTTCCACTGTATAATATCTTGTTTAACTGCTTCATAAGAATGGTTTCCGTCTAGATATATACAATCAAAAAATTTATCGGGAAACCAATTATAAACATTATAACTGAAATTTTCTATAGTATTAATGTTTTTATATTTATTTTTAATCTTATAAAATGCTTTTTTCTTTTCTTCTAAACAGTTTTTAAATGTATTATAATCATTTTTATATGTGTTATTACTATATATAGAAGAATCCCAAGGGTCAATACAATATAATTCTTTACACTGTAAAGCAAAAAACTCGGATAAGTTTCCTTCATAACAACCTATTTCTGCCACTATAAAATCTTTATTGAAATATTTCCGGATAATTTTATAAACCCCGCCGAATCTATTTATTTTTTTATTTACATTTTTCCAATTTAAATCCCAACAATTAACTGACATTCTTCTACCGGTTTTTAAAATTTCTTCAATTCTTTTTTCTTTTTTCATTTGTCTCCTTTTCAAAAATTTTTTTGAATGGTGATTTTAAAGCCAAATCATAAAATTCATTTTTAATTAACACGTGTTTCCATGGTTTATGTATAATTTTTGCTTTCTTATAAATTTTTGTAATATTTCCTAATGTTACTTGTTGACTGCTTAATACATTCCATTCAGATGAAATATATTTTATATTGTTTTCACAGTGTTTATTTAATACACATTGGTCGGCAAAAACAGGTTTGATTCTTTCATAATCAGAAACACATTTTTTTGTTAAATCGTTTTCTCTGAAAGATTCTAAATTTATTAACATAACACCGCTATTAAATTGATTTCTATGGTCTTTCATCTCTAAAATTTTATAAACATAGTCGTTCCATCTAAGATTTGCAAAATGAGGATAATTACACAAATATTTTTTACTATTTCTTTCTACTAGAGAAATTAACCCATAATCTTTTACACATCCTACCCAATATTTATCTAATTCAATATCATAGAGTGTTTTAATATCAACCCTTATGAATAAATCGCAGTCAAAATATATAATTTTTTTTAAATTTTTTAATATAACAGGCAAATACAATCTGCTTATAGCAGAAACAGAATATCTTTGGTTTATATAATTTGTTTTTTGAATTTGTGTTTTTTCCAAATCAAACAATTGAACTGTTAAATTTTTATAGTTATCTGTAAATTTATTAAATATTTTTGTTTGTTCATCAGACCAACTATTTGTAAATAAATATAACAAGTAATTAATGTTTTTATTACTAAATTTCATTATAGATTCTAAACAAACAGTAAGATAAAACAAATACTTATATTTATTATCACAAGACATAGCAAAATAAACTGTAGGATTTTTGTTATTCATAACATTTTAAAATATCCTCTAGTTTATCCGAATTTCGTTCTAAATTAATTGCTATAGCCGAAGGATAAGGATTAGATTTTGCGTGGTCATTTATCAGTATTCTTTGGCTATGTGGTAATGACATTATTATTCTATGGTATTTAAGTCCGCTTTTTGAAAGTTGTTCTTTTGTAAGTTTTTTATATTCTTCCGGTCTAGATGTAGTAATAACTATATAGGTTTTTTTACTGTCATATAATTTATTCAAAATATCTATATTTTTCTGTATTCCACCACCTTCTCCCCACTTAGGAGTACAGTGTTTGCCTCCATTAACAAGTAATACTCCGTCTATATCCACAAAAATAGTAGAAAAATGCTTCTTATACTCCATCCAATCTTCTAATGTTCCCCAATCTATATAATCTGAAGCTTCTTCAGCAAAAAATATCTGCTTATCAAGTATCATTTTGTAAATAATATGAGATATATAAATATTAGAAACATTGTCTTTTATTTCTTTAAAATGCTTTAAAAATTCTTGAGCACCCGCAAAATAATAACCACCACAACAAAATAGATTACTTATCACTTTCTTTTCTGCTATATTAGTAACAGTATTTTTTACTCCTATATTTACATAACTTTTATTTCCTGCATTTATTTTATTACATTTCTGTAAATCAGCAACTATCACTGTATTATTGTGGTATTCACTATCAAATTTAAAATAATTATCAGAATCTTTTATTAATATACCGCCCTTTAAATTATATTTTTCTATGGCTTTAGATACGGTTTCTGGTTGGCTATTTGTCGGTTTATCTAATAATAATAATTTAATTTGAGATAATTCAGATACTTTTTTTAATTCTCCTAGTAATTCTTTTGAAAAATTATATTTTTCTTCGTGTTCTTTTAAAGCAACAATAATAATTTGTTTAATTTTATTTAGATTAAGTCCTTTTATAGACTCTGTAAGCATAAGGCAACCGTAAGGATGAGTTAATAGAAACTTTGGTCGTAAATTAGGAAACCTTGAAGATTTTCCTGCTACAGGTAATATTAAATTCATTCTGGTATCTCCGCTTTTAATATAATTTCTTCCATTATAGTTAACTGAAATAGGACTTCAGTAAATACTTTTAAATAAACGTTTTTGTCTTTTATATAAGGAAACAACCTAAACAAAACCATTATATAAAATACTATACACCATTTATTATACAATAATAGTTTACTTTCTAATTTGTTTCGTAAATAATTATATGCTATTTTAATTTTTGGTATATCTCTGTGTTCAGAATTAATAAGCAAAGACCATTCTAATCTTATTTCTTGAAGAAGTTTTGCTATATCTTGTAATGGGGTTTCTATATAACAATCACAAAAATCAAGTAATATTATTTTATCTGTGAATATCATATTAGAAAAAGTAAAGTCCCCGTGACAAAAACCGCAGGGAAATTTGGTTGTTAAAAATTTAGGATATAATTCTTCTTTAGATAATTTACAAAAAATTTCCCAGAATCTATCTATAGTAATTTCTATAGCAAAATCTTTTACTTTGTGTTTTATTTCTTCTAATTTTAAATATATTTTATTATGAATAAGATTATCAAAATCAAGCATATACTCTTTTGGTAAATGAGTATTATTATATTCTGTATATTCCCAATCAATAAAACCCATTAATTTTTTAACTGTTATATCTAAAAAAGTAGTATCTCCGGTTTCAAAAATATCTAATATAGATTTTCCATTAAAAAATTCCATTGTAGCGGAGTGAGAGTTTCTTTTTAAAATAGAAGGAACACTAAAATAATCATTAACCGGACTTCTTTCTATTAGAGATTGTAATTTCTTCTGTTTATCTATCTGTCGTTGTAAACGTTTTCCATCAGATTTTTTAATAAAATAACCATCTTTATTTTTTAATAATTTAATATTAAAATTAGAATATCCTTTTAACATAATATTTTTTGTTCCTTTAATGTTAAAATATCTTTTTCAAAATAAGGATACATTATATACTGAGGAAATTTTATATTAGCGGGACAATTATCAATAAATTCTTTTGTCCATTTAGTAGCCGTTCCCGTTATTCTATTCCATTTGTGATGTAAAATAGTATGACCGTAATCTTTATGGGCTTTTCTTTCTTCCATATGAATTTTAATGTTATTTGGTCTGTCTGCAATTTTTATTTTTTCTTCATTCAGTATTCTTCCGTGATAGTAGTCGTTAATAGAAGATTTGTTTTTGTTATATTTTAGTGCTCTTAAAAAATAATCGGAAGTTACTCCACTAAATATAAATCTTTCATCAAATAATCCTATTTGTTTTACTGCTTCAGGAGTAAAACTCATAAAATTATCTCCCCAACCATACGTAATAAAAGAATATCCCTTACCATGTAAAGACACAATATTTTTAAGCCAATCGGGATAAAATAAAGTATCATCTTGGCAAGCTATAACTATATTTGCGTCTGGTTCTTGAAGATTTTGAAAACCCAATATAAGTGCCTGATTCCAATTTCGAGAGAGATAACCAGTAGAAAAATCGGGTCTTAAAACATTGTGCAATACTTTTACCATCCGTTCTCCCGATTTAAACTTATTATTAAGTAAAAATATACTATGATTATTAATAATATATATCTCTATTAATTTAATAAAATTACAATAAAAACGTATTCCTTCAAATAAACTTTCTAATGTATCATTTAATACATTAGAATTTTTATAAGTTACAATGAAAATCTTAACTTTTATATTACAATCGGGTTTAGAAAAAACACTCATAAATTCAAAAGACCTTTTTCTCTTAAAGAATTTTCTGTCATTTCTTCACCAGCAATAATTTTACCGCCTTGGGTTAATCTTCTAATATCTTCAGTATCTATTTTCCCTTTAGTAACATAAGCAAGTTCAATAATTATACTATCTTCTAAAGCTACAAACCTGTGAGTTACGGGGGGATAAACTGAAAAGTGCTCGTCTTTTATTAATATTTTTTTATCAAACTCTGTCTGAATTTCTATTTTTCCCGAAACAACATAAAATTTATTTGCTTTGTGTTCGTGTCTATGTGTGGAACAAAATGTATCCTTTTTGAGATATAATAAATCTATTTCACATTCTTTACTTAATAAAATCCTACGTCTTTCACCCCAAATTTTATGAATAGAATCCTCCATTACTGCTCCTTTTCTTTTAGGCGATTTTCTACTATATTATAAATATCTTCTACTAAAACAAAATTATCTGCTTCTTCATCAGAGATTTCTATACCAAAAAACTCTTCTATATCTACAACAATCTCTATAATATCAAGTTCGTCTGCTGATAAATCCTCTAAACTAATAGGATTATTAATTTCTGAAGGGGCGACACATAAATTCCTTATTATAATCTCATTTACTTGTTTTTGAATTTTTTCCTTATTAAAACTCATTTATTATCTCCTATTTTATAATTATAACAAATATATATTTTAAAGTCAAGAACTATCTTCTACCGTTTTCTTCGGGATATAATTCATAACAATTATCACTTTGCCAATATTCATGAGTATCAATATTCATAATGGTAATTTTTCCTTCCCAGCCCCCACCAGTATCTAAATTCCAAACTTCACAACAATGCAAAGGAATATCACTATTATATAGATGAGTAGTAGTGTGCCCTATAAAAATTTCTTTATATTTATCTTGCAACCTATAATTTGGACGAAGATTGCCTTTTAAATATGCAGAGTTCATTAATTCTCTATCCCACATTATAGTAAATCCGTCTTGTCGTTCAATCTTAGTGTTGACATTAATTCCACCGTGAACAAATAAAATTTCCTTATTATCCTTATTTTTAAGAACATAATAATAAGAGGCATCTTGTAACAATTTTATATGGCTAATGGAAACGTTGTTTCTATTATATTTATAAGATTTTAATGTTGCTTTCCCACCTTGAGAAACCCATATCTCTTGTGCTATCCCTAATAACGACCATTCTAAGAACCAGCAATCGTGATTTCCGGTCACATATATTAATTTTTTTATTTTTAATAATTCATCAAAACATTCTTTAACTTGACCCCAACCATCAGCAACATCACCAAGACAAATTAAAGTATCTTTTTTATAATCAAATTTTGCTCTTTCAAAACACTGCATCATACCTTTATAAGAGCCGTGAATATCGCCTATACAAAATATTTTATTCATTATGTTCCTTTAGTTACAAAATTTAAAATATCTTCTTCATTAATTGCAAGTTGTGCTTTACAATTCGGGTCATTACAAATAACCACAGCCCATCTCTCACCGCTCCCTTTTGTTCTTCTTCCTAAACTATCTTTACGCTCAAATCTATGAATATAAGCCCAAGGATGTGCCCATAATCCTAATTTTACCGAATCTACTGCTCTACATTTTTTTGAGTGTTTAGTAAGTAACTTCGTGCGAATAGGTTTCATTTTTTCTCCTACTGTTTTGTTTCTGACAAAAAATTTAATAAATGAAAAATACAAACAAAACCCGTATCTACAGGAATATTATGATAAATACATTTTTGATTATCTATATTATATCTCATACAATTAAAACAACATAACTTTATACCCTGATTTTTTTGCAATGTATATTTCCTTTAAATGGAGCACTTGTTGGGACTTGAACCCAAAACTACTGCTTACAAGACAGTTATTTTAACCCATTTAAAACTACTAAGTGCTATTTTGTATATAATATTTTTCTATTTATATTTTAAACTTAATATTATCCTTTCTTTTAAAAATTGGTAGCAGGGGTGGGAGTCGAACCCACTTTCTCTTGGTTATGAGCCAAGTATGAATCCGTTTCACTACCCTGCAATTAATTTAAAAAATTCATCATAACTTATTTTTTCGAATGATTGAATATTACTTTGTAAAGAAACGTTTTTAATGTTTACATCTTTATATTTTAAAAATACATTGAAATCTTCTATCATATAATTGATTTTATCTGTTTTAGTGTCTCTATAATGAGCGGGAACTCCTATTCCATGAGATTTAATTTCTGGTTTAAAATTAGCGGAGGGTATCATATCTTGATACCAGTGTGTTTTTTTATCTTTGACTGTAAGATTTCCGTAATCCATTCCTAACCAATAAATCTCTTTAAATCCTTTTAATATAGCTAATGATGTTGCAAAAATTCCAACTAATCCCTGTCTACCACAAAAAAGCAAATTTCCTTTGTATGCTTCTTTCATATTACAGTTTGTTTTGAATTGTTCTATAACTTTAAATTCTTCTTCCATTTTTTTTCTAACGCTTCTATTAGAAATATAATGTAATCTTTTAATTTTACTGTTAATCCTAGTAGATAATGCAACGTCTTTATGTCTTAGAAAAAGAATATCTTCTATATTATCCTCAAAAAAAGTTTTATCTATCCATATCTGTCTATCGGGTAACAAAGGCATAAATTTATAAGAAAAATTTAAAGACCAAATCTCTGTATTCTGTTGCTTAAAATAATTCTCTAACAAATAACTCCAAAGCTCTTTTTTAATACCTTCTAACACAGACCAACCACCCGCTATTATAATTAACTTTTTCACATTAATAATCCTCTGGTAGCCCGCAAGAGAATTGAACTCTTTCCATGAGATTGAAGGTCTCATATCCTAACCAATAGAACAGCGGGCTGTTTTTGTTAAAAAATTTGAGATAGTTACCTTATTCTTTTATCGTTCTATAAACTGACAAGTAATCCTTTTTGCTTTAAAAAATTTCTTAGTAAAATCTCTAGCTTTTTTTCGCTCAAATTCTTTGCAACTAAAAATATTCAGATAAGCAATTTTCCAATATTCAGAGAAATGACCTGTAATTGAACTAGTTTCTATAAATTGCATAAGAGAATAACCCTTAGTATGTTCTTTTTCTAAACCAAAATATTCAAGTAAAGTCTTTCCGTATTTTTTCATATCTATAATTTCACAAAGTCTATCTACATATTCTGTAAGTTTTTCTTTTGATTGAAGTATATTTAAATCACAATCATAAACATTCATTATCAATTCGTAACCGAACTTGTTTTCTGTTTTTTTATTTAGTTTCAATATAGTTTAACTCCTTTTTAGATTGTTTTTATGATTTTCTTTATTTACTTTTCGTTTATATGAACCCGACTTTTTATCTGACTTTCTGCAAGAACAAGGATTATATCTTTGACAACCGCAGTTCTCACATTCTGGAAGTAAATCTTTTTTCTTTTTATCTTTCATAGTTTCACTTCTCTCCTTTATCAGAAAAATTCTTTAACCAGTAAATCCATAAGAAAAACAAGCTAATAACAATAATAGGCAAAGATAATAGGACAATTAAAATCCATTGTGGTATATTAATTGTCATAACCTTTTCTCCTTCTATTTAATCTGTCATTGTAAGTGGTCTGACTGGCAGGACTCGAACCTGCGAAATCGTGCTCCCAAGGCACGAAGCTTGCCACTAGCCTACAGTCAGTTATGTTAAATAATCTTTCAAATTTGTTATAACAGCTTTCTTACAAAAATCTATTATTTTTCTGTTGGCTTTTAATTCTTGTAATATTTTTAGTGTCAATGCCTCAACTTGTAATTCAATAAAAAAAGTGTTAGTATCATATTCTTTATATTTAAGAGGTTTAGTGTTTTTATATACATAATTTTTTTCCCATAATGAATGACTAAATTCATGTGCTAAAAATACCGCTTCCCAAACTTTTGTTTTGCCTTTAACACATAGTATAATCTCATTATTATCGCTATCGTAACCAGCAACAAATTTACCTTCGTCTTCGTCGGTTTCTTCCGTTTTATTTAATCTTTTAATATTAATATTACAGTCTTTACATCTTTTTTCTAAACATTTAATAATATCTTTAGTATTCATAAGTGTGCTATTATACTATAAATTGCTTTGTTTGTCAACAAGTTTTTTTACAGTGCTCTCACCAGACTGAGACTGAGAAATTTCAAATACGCTATCTGCAACTTCTTTAAATTCCATTTGATGAGTATTCATAATAATTTGCACATCCAACTGAAGAGATAATTCTTTTAAAAATTCAGCTACTTTTGGTATATAATATTCGGATGTATTTTTAAATGGTTCATCTGCTATAATCACTTTAGATAAAACCGGTCGGTAAAACACTAAACAAATAATTTTCAAAACAAAACTAATAATTTCTAACATAGCCCCCGCATTACTATCTGATAAATCCATTTTAAATTTTTGACCTTTATAAACACTCCATAACATAGGTGTAGCATACATTTCATCTCGTTGAACTCCCATTTCAAACTCGAATACATAATTATTGTTTTCAAAAATAAGCTGTAAGCCTTTAGTTACCCAATATTCTATTTTATTTTTAATTTCTTCTCTTTTCAATTCTATAATATTCAAGAAAATGTTATTTGCTTGAGTAAGTAATTCGCTGTATTTTTCTGTCTGCTGAATTAAGCCCGTGTTTTTCTGAATTCTATTGATAATAGATTCTTTCATTCCTTTTTTGCGGTCTAACTCAGATTTACGAGATTCAAATTTAGAAACTATTGTATCATTTAACATATAGGAGTATCCAGTGTTTGAGAAATTTTATTAATTTCTTCTAACAATTTTTGTTTACTTTTTTCAAGATAATCTTTTGCTTGTTCTGGAGTAACATTAAACGCTTTAAGTTCTTCTATAATTTCTGTCTTTTTCTTTTTCAATTCTTCTTCGAGTGTTTGAGCTTTAATTTTGTCGGCTTCTAATTTCTTAATCTTTTCTTTCAATTTGTTAATTTTTTCAAGCATAATCTATCTCCTTTAAAATTTTTTCTATAACAATTTTAACATCGTTCGAAACATGTTGGTCTTTGATAAATTTATATACTAAATCAATATCAGATATAAAACTGTTATTTTTATCATAATTAATTAACTCTCTCATATAATCTGATAGTTTGCTATCTGATTTAAATTCTGTTTCTTCTTTAACAATAAAAACCGATTCGGGGGGTTGTATGTTTAATGGAATATTTTCTAATAAACATTCTTTTTTTTGATTTACTTTTATCATTACAACGGTAGGCTGATGGGTATATAAAGAAATATCGTCTCTTCCTATAGACCCTATATTAACAAACCATTTTTTATTTCGCTGTATCATTCCCTGATTCTTGTGCCAATGACCATTAAAAATTAAATCATAATTAGTATCTTCAATATCCTTCACTGTAGTGTAATCACCAAAAAAAGTATCTGGAGAGTTTTCTGTTCCGAACCCAATTAAACAACCGTGAGTTAACCCTATTTTAAAACTATCGTTGTCTTGTCCGTGATAATAATAGGCTTTTCTATCAATATCAATATTACGATAATATGATTTCCCGCTTATAATAACATTATTGATTTTTATTTCGGTGTCATTTAAAACATGAATCCCTGTTTGTTCAAAAATCCCTATCGGTTTATAATTTTTGGATTCAAAATTATATCCGACTATATCATGGTTTCCTGCAATAGTAATTACAGGAACAGAAAAATGTTTAAATAATATTTGCAACGCTATAATTTCTTTACAATTAAAATCGTATTTTCTATTCATAAAATCGCCGGTAAAAGCAACAAAATCGGCGTTTTGTTCTTTTGCTAATCGAACAATTTGATACAATTTATCTAATATATCATTACCATAAGAATCCGTCCGACTGACGGAATTTCTATATGTAAATTCTATATCTCCACACAAAAGACCAACGGTTTCTTTAGCCACGTATTTTCTCCTTACATTCTTCGGGCATAATATCTAATGTTATAGGACAAACATGTAAATCTTTAATATAACCTTCTAATTCAGTTTTGCTTTCTTGTAAACCGTTTTCATATTTTTGAATATCTAAAAGGACACTATTATATTTCCGGTTATTACTATCATAAGATTCTATTAACTCCTCTAAAATTTGTAATTTATCTGATTCTGATTCTAACTTGTCTATAGATTTTATAATCTCAATACTTGTTAAAGTTTCATATTGTTTAACGTTTAACGAACTAATCCTCGTTTGAATATCATTATATTCTTTAATTAAATTTTCTAACACACCTATTTTATGTGCCCTCTCAATTAATTTATCAATATAAATATTTTCATAAATAGGAAATGTATCTAATTGAATCTGAACTTTTTGTAAAAGTTCTGTTGTAACATTATAATCTACAACCTTTTGTTCTAATTGTATTAATTCTTGTTCTTTGGTTTTTAATGTATCAATATTTTCTTTAATTTCTTTTAAAAACGTTTCTTCAGCAACTAAAAAATCATATTGTTTTAATTCTTCTTTATCTTCTTCAATATTTTTCTGATATGTTGAAATTAATCCTTTATTTTTCTTGAGTTTCTGACTACTTAATTTAACACACTTATATATCTTATCAATACCGGCAATTCTACCTAATATTTTAGCATTATCGCTTTTGCTGTTAAATATCATAAAAAACGAACTGTGTTGGTCTATAAAATTTAAACTTATAGGCTCACTTCCACCAAAATCAATTTTAACTATTTGAGTAAACTCTGTGATAGGTTCAGGAACGTTTCTTCCTACATTATCATAAATTTCTCCATTATATGAATATCTATTAATTTTTTTACTTTTTTCTTTTCCTTTTTCCCATAACACTCCGTCTATTTCGATTTGTGTTTTATCAGCATTAACTGTAACAAAATCATCTCCTGTATTGTTAAATGCCCAATCTCTAAGCAACCGTTGGATATTACTTTTACCGGTCTGAGAATTTCCTATAATAATATTAATGCCTTTAGAAAATTTCAGCTCGGCTTCTTCGATTGACCTATAATTCTTTATTTTCAGATTTTTAAATTGCATTTAAACAATCCAGACAATATCCAATATATTTCTTATTATAATATAATCGTTTTACTTTTTTTCCACATTTTTTACACGTTAACCCCGAATGTCCTTCTCCTATACCTGCCCCGTGAAATACTAACCTTGTTCCATCATCATAATCGTGAATATGATTTTTCAAAGTTTTAATCGCTTTTTTTCTCTTGTCTAATTTTTCTTCGCATTTTATGTCCACTTTTAACTCCTTTTATTATTGAATTAGGATTTAAGTGTTTAGCACAAACAGTAAATATTTTATTATCGAAATGAACAGTTTCTACTTTATCATCTTTATGTAATTTGCATTTACATATTGGACATAACCCTTCCTTCTGTCTTTTAATAAATTCATTAATCATATACTTGTCCTCGTCAATTTCATATAAGGATGTAAAATATCATATAGCTTTTCTGTGCTTACAACATCTTCTTTTGCATGAGCAACACTATCTTTAAGGGCTTTTTTATCGCCTCTAATTCTTGCCAATGCCATCTGCGGAGTTGTAAAAATACTTTTAGAAGGAATATTAAAATGGTCACACACTACCCGTAAACTGTTTCGTCTAAATTTAAGTTTGTTTTTTACTACTGTATGTAAATCTGTTACCCACAATTCACCATAAGCAGGAAAATCTATATTGTATTTTAATGCTCGGCTACGCAAATAAGGTAAATCAAATTTGCGGTCAGTAATATAAAATCCGACTATTCTATCAAATCTACGCATATCCTTAACAAGATTAGTTAAAACCCTTTTATCTTCCCAACCCTTTTTAATATCTTTAATTGTAATAGCATCTTGATAAAAAACATTTTTTCCATATTCTTTAATAGTATAACAAACACAAACCCCATAATCAGCATTTAAATTATGTGGTTCAATATCTAATATTCCTATTTTTTCTTCTATTTTATATTTTTCGATAAAACAAGCAGGATGTAACCAAAATGTATGACTATGTTGACAAACCTCTTTAGCCATTTTGTTCAAAATACTTTTTGAAGTGTTTTTAACTAAAGTGTAAAGAGTATTAGACCCTTCCTGTCTTGCTTTCTTAACAAGGTCATCTTTGCTAATATTACGAATTGTTGTTGCAAAATCTACACTGTCAGATACTTTCATATATTCTCCTTGAGAATTTTCTCAAAATCTTTAGAAAGAGGAACTTTTCCTTCCCATCTATTTAACTCTTTATTTCTATCCATATCTACTAAAACCACAGTAGGAATTTTATATATTCCGTTAATAGCACTATTTTCCGTTCCTTCTTCTGTATCCATATCAAAAAATTTCAAAATAATTTCATCTTCTAATTTCCATTTTTTAATAAACGTCTCAAACTTTTTCTTAGCTCCATCGCAAGCAGAACAATTCTTTTTTCCGTAAATTTCTACTGCTTTCATAAATGTTCTCCAATATTTACCGTTTTTATCATATTTCCTATATAAACTTTAGTTTAAGGCTACCCCCCTACCTTTAAACAGTAATCTCAAGCGAGAAGGGGCGTTTTGTGCGTTTTTGGGGTATATTTAATCCTTATACTAGATTTTTTCCTTGTTTTTTCATAATTAAACTCCATAATCACCTTTTTGCCTGTCTTTTAATTCGCCGAGTTTACTTTTATTCCAATTTTTAACTCTAGAATAATACCCCACTATCCTTGTCATTCCCTCAACATTAGTAGAATTACATATAGAGCATTTATCTTTTATTCCCATAGTTAATTTTTTGCAATCATTACATATAGTAAACTCTGGAGAAATAGTTAATTGAGAACAAGCAGTGTTCTTCCATGTTTTAGTAATTAAATTTAATATACTTTCTGCTGGGGGCAATTTCTCTCCTACAAAAGCATGAATAATAGCTCCCGATTCTATAAGAGTATGAAACTTGCTTTGTTTCTCTATTCTAGTAATTATATCAACCGGAGCATCTGCTCGAAGATGTATAGAATTTGTATAATAAGCTTCATCTTTACTCAAATCTCCTCTTATAACCGATTTAGACTCTTTAGGATAACTAGCCAAATCTATCATTACAAATCTTCTAGAAGCCGATTCTGCGGGTGATTCTTCTAATTTAAACAGTAGTTTTTGAGTCTTTGTTAATTCTTTACAATACATATTCATGGCAGTAATGATTTTTATTCCTATCTTGAATACTTCTTCGTCTTCGTGTAATTCTTTGCCGGTTAAATATTGTAAACATTCATTTAATCCTATAACCCCTATAATATAAGTAGCCTTTTCTAAATCTACATAAGGATTTCCGTCTTTTGCTTCTTTACCTATTTCCCATAATGGTAGATTAGGTTTATTCATTAATCGGGCTATAAATCTTTTCTTTTGTAAATGAGCCTTAACTGCTAAATCCATTAAATTCTTAATGTCTTTAATTGCTTCTTCTATATTTCCCTTGCCTACTCTATAAGCAACTTGCGGTAAGTTTATAGTTATATTCTGAAATCCACAAAATCGTTGTGATTCGGGATGTTCTAGCATACTTTTATCTGTTATAGTGGTAGATAACCTGCAACACTGAGAAAGGGTTACTTCTTCCCTATCAAACACAAAGTATACTCCGCCGTTTTTACTGGCTACTTCTGTTGCTCTTTTTAAAAGTGCTAACTGGTCTTTATCAGTAAACGTTTCTTCATTAATATGTAATTGACATTTAGGAAATACAAAAGGAACTCCGTTTTTATCTCCGGTTTCCCAAACATCAAGCATAGCCATCGCAAATTTTACAGCTAATTTTTTGTACTTGTCGTAAGTTTTTGTTAAATATTTTCCGCCACTTCCTATTACTTTTATTTTTCTTAAATATTTCGGTATTCCTGTATGAATATTAAAGTCAATAAATAAACTATTATGAAAAAATAATAATCCTGTCCCCCCTAAAAAATTTTCATTATTTTTAACACTTAAATCATATACGTGACCATTATAATTATAAATATTTATTTTTCTGATTCTTGCAAAGCCTACATCTGCATTTAATAAAAGAAATAATTCATCGGGTGCAACTCCTTCATATTCTTGCATATCTTTTATTAAGTTTTTATATTTTTTACGAAATTCTAAATTTTTATGGTCTATAATTCTATCATCTTCTAATGACTCCCTCAGCTCATAACAATCTTTCCAATTTGAATTTTTGTGAGTTGTTTTAAATAAATGAAAATCTTTGTTATTAAGAGCAAACAATAAAGACATTCCATTTATAACATTTTCAGATGTATTACTTAAAGCCAAAGTTTTTCTACATGGTATTCCGTCTCCTCTCCAAAAGGCTTTAATGAATTCTAATTGTAATTTTTTTGGTAAAGAATAAATAAATAAAGGTATTTGTTTAACACCTAAATCATCTTCACCTAGAAAACTTATTATTTTACCCAATATTCCCTGTATTACAACCTGTTTAACATTTTTATTTTGATGAACAACAAAAGAATAATTAAAAAACTTTAAACACTGTTTTATATCATCAATAAATTTATCATCGGTATTAGAAATAGCTATAAAAGTTTTTGCTTTCTTAGAATTATGTCCCTCACTAATATAATAACCCAATAATTTTACAAACTCAGAAGATACTTTAATTTTAGAAGAAAAAACACTGTGACTATCTCCTTTATAAATTAAATTCACGGATTCATCTAATCCTACATATTTATCATATATTTTAATTGGTATTTTTTTCTTTCTAAACCAATTGGTTCTTATAGAAGAAGCATTGCTTCCGGCTTCTTTTGCAATTTCAACTAAAAAATTTCTTCCAAATTTTCTTTTAATAGCATTTTTAAAAAGTTCTTTTTTATCTAAAACTCTTATTTCACCACCAAAAGATTCTTTTTCTGCAAAAATTTTTCCTAAATTTAATTCGTCTATAGCTTTTATCTCCGGTAATTTTAAAGGAGCAACAATATAATCATTTTTTTTAAGTTCACTTGCTTTTTGAGAAACAAAAGATTTACCGTTCCAAATTAACACGGAATGGTCTCCGGTAACGCCTTTTATAATACCCTTAGATGTTTCAAAAGAATAAATTTTTCCTTGAAATGGCATTTTAGCAAAAGCAGTAATTGGCTTATAAGAAATTTTTCCTTTTTTATCAAAAGAAACCACTTCTAAATTATCTTTATTTTGTTTTGAAATCTCTATATTATTTTCTTGTTGTACCTGATTATCTTCTTTTAATTTACTATCAACTAAATCACCTATTTTACTTTGATATATTGTGTTTTGTTTTTTAATCCATACTGTTTCTTCAGATATTAAACTTTGAGAACCCCTAGAAAAAGCGTTTTGACTGCAACTAAATATTAAATATTGAGCTTCCTGTTTTAATTCTTCATAAGACATTCCTTCAAGATAAGGAGCATAAAAAATATTCACATAACCCAACCCTAAAGCCCCTGCATAATAAGATTGCATAGATGCTAAAAAAGTATTTAAATGACCAGTTAATGTCTGAGCATGTTTAGCCGGAGCAGATTCAGTATCTAAATTACATAAAGATAACCCGTATTTCTTTATATATTCTATACTATGAGCGGAACAATTATGAACAAGAATACCGTTACAAACAAAAGTATTGGATTCTGTAGTAATATCATAAACATAATTATCCTTATATTTACATTCTTTTATAGCTTTAATTTTCTCGTTTTTATAATCTCTTCCAACTTTAGGGATTATGGTTTTACTTATAATTGGTTTATATGATTTAAATTTTAAACTGTTTTTCAATAAATCTTTATTTTTTTTGTTTAAATAAAAAGCAATTCTATACATTGGTTTTTTGTTGATAATATCTATACCTTTATGTTTTCGGGGGCTATTGATTCCTATATATGTTAATGAGTGTTTTATATATTTATAACTAAACCAATATTTTAATTGAGATAATAAAATTCTTGATGTTACTCTTATTGATAACTCATCTGCCCCTCTATCTTGTTTTTTAATAGAACCATCTCCATCAAATATTCCCGAAATTATAGTATCAACAACTGACTCATCAAACGCAAGAAAATTTTTAGGCAATGATTTTGTGTCTGATTTTATTCCTACATCTATAAAATTTAAAAAACTAACGAGATTTTTTCCGTAAACTCGAACACTCATATTATTTATTGTATAAGAAAAATTATGTTTCTTTGCAAACATTTTGACGTATTTGATATGAGATTTACCTGTTATAGTTATACTGTGTTTTTCTATATTTCCTTCTGCAATAAATAACCCTATAAAATATGCCGTTTCTTTATCAATTGGAAAATACATTTTGTTATTTTTAATATAATTTCTGTCTACTAAATCACTTTCAACAATCCAATTATCCAAAGTAACTCTGTTTGTTTGTATTGTTTTAGTATTTGTTAAATCATATTTTTTTATTTTTTTACTAAATTGTCTATTACATTTTTGACAAATATATGTTTTACTATTTTTACAAGAAGAACCGTTGGTTATTGATGTTAATTTTCCACACTCAGGACAAGTGTATTTCGGTATTTTATCTTCCAATACTATAAAAGGGTGATTATCTGTTATTATAACTGAATTACCATTATGACTTTCAATGCTCAACATTTTTCTATTAGATTTATGTCTAATAATTTTTTTTAATCTTGTCCAAGTTTTGTTTTTATCATAAACAAATACGTTTTCTAATATCTTGATTTCACAATCATTGTTTATTATAGGAGAAACTGTTTGCTCGTCCCACAATTGTTTAAAGCTTCTTATGCAAATAATATTGCTGTTTTTTATTAACATACACTCGTCTTTATGAAAAGAATAAACTCTTGTAGGAAACCCCAAATCATGTATATGTATTTTACCTTCTAAATGGGCGGTTGCTACATCTTGACTAAAAATATTTTCTAATGCAAACTGTTTCAATATGTTCTCAGCAATAGCCAGATTAACTGCTTCTGGGTTGTTGGATAAAATATTACTGTTTTCTTCATTCTTTGTGAATATAATATCTTTTAAATTCTGTAACGGTATTCCTAAAGATTGATGTTTTTTAAGCTTTGCGGTTAACCCTCTTTCAAATAACTCGTTATCTATTAATTCTCTAACTAAAGAAGTTGAAATTGTTTTGATAGTAGAATTAATAAGTTTTTCTTCTATACTCTTAGCAATAGCGTTTGATTCTTTTATATCTAAACCCAGCTCTGTTTCGAGAGAGTCTATTATCTTATTTATATCCCACTCTTGTAATTCATCATTCGAGAGGGGAGTAACTAAAAGAGCAATATCAGTATTATCTGCTTTCTTAGTTACCTTTTTTCTCACTTTTACTTTTGGCATTTTTTAAATTCCCTTCTATTACTTCACATAATAAAATATAATTTCCATAATCACTATCAAAAATTAATTCTAAAGTAGGTTGTTTTTTAACTAGTTTTGCGTCACTGCATATTTTTTCCAGCAACGCAAAACTTAGTTTAAACGACGTTTTCTTAACGTGAATTCTCCGAATACACTTGTTCTTCAAATTCATTTGTTAACTGCTTCTGGTTTCTCAGATGGATTACTTTCTCTTATTTGTTTATCACCGTGTGGTATGGGTCTGCGAATCTGTTTTTTGGTTTCTGATAAAAGATAAATGTTATTTCTTATATCTTTTAACAATCTCATTATAAAAATTTGAGATTTAACCATGATTATTTCATAAGGGTCAGTCAGATTTTTTGAAAGTAACTCTAGTTTTGAAACTTCTTCGCTAAAATGTTCAGACGTAATAGGCATATTATTTCTCCTCTTTTGTGCCGGTGACTAGTGATTGGTCTTGTTTCTTAAAATAACTGTATTCTTTTAAATAAACCAAACCTATAAACTGAATATTCAATAACATAAATCTCTCTTTATCATATTCTTTCATCAAAATAGATAATTCATTTGTCCCCCTAACTAGACACATTAAATTTTCTTTAGTATGTTTACAAATAAAATGTACAAAAAATAAATCTTCCATAATATCTCCTATATTAAAAAAAGTTGGGCGGGGTTTTTTAGTTTCTCAACACTCCACCCCATTACTTCAAATACTTTTTCTGCTTTATTATATATATTTCTTCTTGTTATTGCTTCCCAGTCTATTGAGCTTTTATCTATGTTATCCGTCAATACAAGAACGTCTATCGGTTTGTTATCATAACCTTGCTGTTTGGGTTTTACAAACAAATAATATCGTATATCTCCTTCATTCATTTCAAAAGTATTATCTATAATTTTTGTATTTTCATATGCTCTTTTATAAATAGGAACATTTTTATAAGAAGATTTTATTTTAAATGGAAAGGCGACCTCATCTAAAGGAAAAGTTTTTATTCTTTCTTTTTCTTCTTCTATCCATTTAAGAATATTTTCTTCGTTTGCTCCGTTTAATACTTTTTCAATTAAATTTTCCTGAAATTCAGATTCAAATTTTGCCGAAGACGACCTAATAATTTCTACGCCCTTAATTACTTTTTTTCGTTGTCCGTTTGGTTGAACTAAATATCCATAATAATGACAATCTGATAAAACCATTACTTTATCAAAATATCCTTCATAATTAAATTGAACAGAAAGATTCTGCTTATTATATTTTGCTCCCCACTCTTTAACTAAATTATTTAGCATGTCGGTTATATCGTCTCGTGTTTCAACCGCAACACTATCTGTATCAATGAATATTATTCTATATCCTTTTTTACAAAGTTCCTGTTCTACGTAAACTAATAAATCCCGAACGAGAAAAGCGATGGTAGAAACAACATTTGGATTTGATAAACGAAAGTGAGGATTCCCTATACTTCCAAACACACTATTAGCTTGAGATTTAACTGCTTTGTAAGCAGTCTCGGCTATTTTATATTCTTTAGTATTTACATCCAAACTTTCTAATTTAGATTTTAAATCATCTTTTAATGTTAAAAGTTTAGCAGTAACTTTTGGTAAAAGTTTAGTTGCGTCTTGGGTAAAAATAACCGTGTTAGAATGTTTATAAATAGCTTTTCTTTTATCTTGACGAATTCGTTCCATAATATTTATTTTACAAGTATTATTCGTTTCTTCCGACACTAAATTAGTGCTATCTAAACAAAAATCTATAATCATTGAAGGATAAGCAGAGGTTAAATCCCAAAGATTAACATTATTTTTAACACCCTCAAAATATGTTTCTCTGAAAGCCCCTTGGAAAGACCCCTGATGCTTTTCTATGGGTTTATTTGGCAAAATTATATTTTGATTTTTAGCTTCTTCATAAAATAAAAATTCTAATGGTTTAATATTATTACTTATTTTTATAACTTTATTTTCACGTTTAATAACATCTTGCGGTAAATCTTCCCACAAACATTTTGTCAAAGACCTTATCTCCGAAAAATATTCTAAAATCTTAAATTTTTCTTCTAACTTAAACATTCTCTGAACATCATTAATATTTTTATCTAATACTTCTTTAGAAACTTCATCAAAATTACTTTCTCCCCACGACTGTTCTCCTAAATCTTCACGAGCAATATAATCTAAAGCATAAGACGCTCGTTTATTTAATGTAAATTTTTCATATAATCCTTTATAATCAACAATACTTAATCCGCTCGGATAATAAACAGGAGCACCATTATCATCTCTTCCTGCAAAACGTTTTTCGTTTATTGGACTAACAAATTTAGCAAAATCAATGTCATAATAATTTAAAAGCCTATTATATAAATAAGGATAATCAAAATTCTTAATATTCCAAGCAACCAATAAATCAAATTGGCTATTCTTTATTGTTTCTATAAAATTTTGTAACATTTCTAACTCACTATTAAAATCTTTAACAAACCACGATATAATTTTATTATCAAAAGAACTATATAAAGAAATACAAGAAATCATATCATCAGCGGTTAAGATGTTTGGTAATTTTGTGCATTTTACTTCAATATCAAACATTCCATACTGAAAAGGAACAGCATCAACAGTATCTATTTTATCTATAATATATCGTTTACAATATGCTATATCTGACGACCACGCAAATCGAGAAGCACTTTTAAAAACGTCTCTGGGGTCTTGCATAATAACTTTTCTCAAATTTGTGCCATCATATCCTTTATATTTACCTGTATTATCTTTTTCAAAATAATATGGATAAAACGATTTATCTTGTTTAATTGATAGCCCTTTGTCGGTTCGAACAAACAAGTTAATAAATCGTCCAGTATTAGAAATATTCTGTAAATTCATTTTCAATATATATCGCCGTTTTCCATAATTTTTTCGTTTTCATATTTTGAAATTTTTTGTCTATATAATTCCAATTTAACACATTCCAACACTCCTATCAAAGAGTTATATAATTCATAACTTTGTCCCCTCTTTGTTACAATTCTATTAAGTATAGAACTGATTAAATAATTTAAATCTCCTGAAGTCATATCATTAGATTGATTATCAATTGTTTTTAAAATATTCTCAAAATCTTTTCTTCTTATTTGTTTAATATAAGGCATTTGTTTTCTTTCTTTTTATTGCACAAATAAATGCTAATATATCAATATTTAAGGACATCATACGTTTTTTTCTTTTTCTAAAGATTTAAGAATGGACTGACACGACCCCTTAATAGCATCTGAACTGTTAAGATACCCCATTAAAATATTTCTTACATTTCTATAAACAATAACAGCAACTTCAGATTCACGAGTACAAGAAGCATCTGTAAATTTAGAAACCTGAATAGTTTCTTTTTCTCCTTCTTTTTTTGGAGGAACTTTTACTACCACTTCTCCTCGTTCATACTGAGATTTTCTTAAACAATAAAATCTTCCTTCTTCATTCTTTTTAATACCTTCAGCTACTTTAGTAATAGGACTTAAAAAAGAATAATACCCTGTTGCTCTTTCCAATGCTAACCGGCAAGAATCAGGATTATCACTTAACATACCTTCTTGAAGTTGTTCATTTAATTTATCAATACCATCAAACGCTTCTTGACATTTTTCAAGTAACTTATTAAGACTTTCTTCTGAAACAAAATAACCCAAAAGCGTGTTATAATTCATACTATAATCTCCTTTTTAATACTGGTTGCTCTTTTAGGATTCGAACCTAAATTATCAGACTCAAAATCTGATGTGCTACCAATTGCACTAAAGAGCATCAAATTTAGGTTGGGTGGATGGAGAGAGAAATAAAAAATCCTAAATGACAATCAAATATTATCAACAACGAACTTCAATTTATTATATCAATATTTTTTATAAAAACACAACAAACTAATTGTTTATTAAATATTGTATAATAATTTACTTGACTATATTTATAGACATTTATATAATGTCCCAAGTATTTTTTTCCTCTCTCAAAGAACAACTGTCTACTCTACTATTTTTCGCAAATATTGCTACTCTATAGGAGCTAACAGTTTGTCCACATCCACTTCAATTCCGATTTCGGTTTTTGCATTGACTGTTTTTATTGCACTCGTTAAAGAAAACATAAAATTTTCTAGTTCCGTAATTTTTATATCAACTTTTTTTACATCGAACTGCGGTGTTTCAACTGTTTCATCTACTCTGTTTTCATATGTGTTTCTTGTTGTTTTCTGAACTGAAACTTCACTTCTAAGCATTTTTAATTCGCTTATTCTTGCCTTTACAGTATCACTTAATGCTAATGCAGAATTAATTGTCAACTTCATCTTTTTCTCCTTTTGTTATAGTTTCATCTTTTTTTTCGGGTTCTGTAAATCCAGTATCAAAATAAAAAGGTAATTTTAACTCGTTACCTTCGGCTTTACCACCAGATAAATGATTTTTTTCCATTTTTAAAACAGCAGAAAAACCTATTATTTTATCTATAGTCTTATATCTTTCCTTACCTTTTTCATCAAAATAATATTCTTTAACTTTATCAGTGGGGGCATCTGCTTTTTGCCCTTTTCTTAAAAATAATGTTTGTTTAGATGTATGTTTTAACGCATTACCTCCACTTAACGAATGTAACCCACCAAATTTACTAATATCGGTTCTTAACTGACCTATTAATATTACCGACACTTTTCCAGTATAAACCGGATTACCAGCTACCCTAAAAAATTTAGATAATTTACGAGCAAGTAAGGCTGTTTCGTCATCCTCAATACTTCTCTCTTTTCCTTGTTTACTTTCTTGTTCTTGTCTGCTACTCATAGCTTGTATACTATTAGATGCCCAAAAACAAGTTCCCTTTCTTCTTATATAAATAAGATTACTTGGAGATTTAACTTCTACATCATAAATAAAATCATTATATTCTATTAACTGAATATTTTTTTTCCTAATATAATGACTCATATTATTTCCTTGATAAGTTGTTAAAATATAAAATAACCCCCCAAAATTTACCCAATGGTCAACTATCCACTTTTTTTTAGGTTTTTGATAAAATTGACTAGTAGAAGCATAAACACCAATCTTTAGAAATAACTCTTGTAAATCGTCTATTAATTTTTTGCTTTTTAATGCTATTTTCCAATTTCCTGACCAAGTTAAATGACCATCTCCTTTTAAAAAACTTTTTAAAAATTTTTTTATTTGGTCAGAATTTAAGTTTTTTACATAATTAGGAACTTGTCTATCTTTAGAATACCTTCCATATTTTAATAATTCTTTTCCTAATCCAGAATTACAAATATAAAAATCTTTGAATTTATTTTTAAACCTATTATATTTAAATGGTAATTTAGATAAAACATTTTCTATTTCTTTACAAAAATATGGGTGTTTTAAAGAAGACTGATGAATTTTTACAGTATAAAAATTATTATTGTTTTTTCCTTTTTCTGTTACTTGTAAGCTCCCTTCGCTTAAATACCACCCTAAAAACTCTAACCAAATATTCATTTCTATTTTATATGATTTAGGAATTCCTTTGGTATTAGCTTTAAAAATAAAATACTTTTGATTCTTTCCTTTCCAATTAAAATCTTTTTTAAAAAATATACTTTCTTTATATTTTTTACTGTTAATAACATCTGATATTTTATCCGTTTTCCATCCAGAAAAAAATTGACTTGAAGGTAATCCATATAATATTTTATTATTTAAAGTCATACAAAAATTACAATGTCTTCTATTGTAATAAACCATCTTTCCTTTATATTTTTGTTTATATATATTTTTAACATTATAATAATTGGCTTCTTTATAATTTGAATCTAAACTTAACAATAAATCTTTGTAATTTACATCTTTAAAATATTTCCAGCCTTTTTTGGTTAATACCTCTGTTTCTTTATCATAACAATCCACATAAATACAATCTACAGCACTTTCTTTTGCAAGAGCAATAATAATATCCATAGACTGTTCAGCATAATCTATTTTTTCCATTAATAAAAGTTTTGTAGGGTCAACGCCTAACTGTAATGCCCTGTCTTGAGCATAACTATGCTCAATGTCTATAAGACAACAACGCAACCCTTTTTTTTGCTGTGTTGCTATATGATGATAAATTAAAGATGTTTTTCCTGTAGATTCACCGCCATAAATTATAACAAAATTACCTCTTACACTTCCCCCCGTAAAATCATCTATATAAGGTATTCCGTAAGGTAATCTTTCTTTTTTTTCTTCTTCAGAAGCAAACTTAATTATATTTTTTCCGAATTTTTTATTTATATTATTAATAATTTCGGTTGATTTATTTGTTTTCTTGTTGACCATTGATATTCTCCTTAAATATATTAAAAAAATCTTCAAAATCTATAACAACAAAACGTTCTTCAAATTTGTTTTCTAAAATTAAAAGAGGGAGTCTTTTACTTCCTATGGGAATTTCTTTTATTAATTTTTTCCAAACATTTCTGTTAATTGTAGCATTAACAGTGTTTCTTAATTTACATTCAATAATAAAATACGGCTGGTTAATATCTCCGGCTTCTCCGCCTGAACCCGAACCCTTAGTGGGTCGAGCATATTTATACAGTTCTTTAAACCGAGACGCAATATATTCTTCTAACTTATTTTTTGATTGGCTCATTAAGAAACCAGCCCCCCCAAAGCCAAGATACAAGCGTCTATACAGTTAGGCTCGTCTATTTTAATTTTATATCTATCAAAAAATTCTTTGTGAACAATTTCTTTCTTACCGTTCTTTAATCCTATTTTATTACGTGCCTGACTTGCTAACACAAACTGAATATCTTTTATTTTGTTAAAATAAGCACAGACATAAACTAACATTCCTACCCTACTCAATTTTTGGAACGATTTAACGTTTATAGCAAAAAACGATTCTTCAATAATAACTTTATCAACTTCCTGTGTGTTTGCTTCAAAAAAATCAATCAATAGATTGTACTTATCTAAAATATTTTCGGACGAAATATCAATAAACCCAAAATCTATTTTAATATTTGTCTTAGATAAATAATTTAGTAGACACCACCCCGTCCTGTTCGGAGCAGTGTCTACGCCCAAGATAACCATACTATTGATAGGAGGAACAACAGGAAAATTATTAATTATATTTTTAGATTGTAAAGTTATCATTCTTTGTCTTTATTAGGGTTATATTCTTCGGCTGATTTAATAGCATCACTAATAGCAAAAAGAATAGTGTCAACTGTTGCATCAGCTACTTGCTCAACCTTATGAAAAGTTTCATCTAAATATGTATAATCATCAGTTTCCAAATAAACTATACCGTCTTTGTGTCCTTCTAAAGCCTGATAAACTTTTCTCCATTTTGCTTTATCGGAAAGTTTGGGTTGTTTGGTTGGTCGTCTATCAATACTCATACCATTCATTACCCGTATAATAGAATTTTCTATCCAATTCAATGCACTCTCTACAGGAGTCAACTCTTTCATGCTTACTTCTTTTACTACGTTTCCCTTTGCATCCTTTACAGTATTACCCTTATCATCAACTTTGTCTATCTGAACTATATGACCTTCATCATCCAGTTCAGGCACTTTTTCGGGTTTCTTTAAAACAATATTAAGATTCAGTTTTTTCATTCGGCTCTCTCCTTTTTTTACATTACGTTAGAAATTTCTTCCACAAGTCCAATAAATTTCTTCACAGTTAAATTTCCAGAAATCAACTTCTTCTCTATCAGAACTTTTACAATTTTAAAAGATTGTTCTGTTTTGGATTTTTCTATTACTGGGCTTCCTATATAAATCGGTCTATACCATCCCCAATAATAATCATAAAGAAAATCATATCCATAATATGAGTTTCCGCTATTATCAGGTAGATAATTGTCACTACCATCAATTCCAAAATTCCAAGTGTTATCAGAACTATAAGTAACACTACAATTCAAAAAATCTGCATTATAATTTTTATTTTCCATTTTATCCTCTCCTTGTTATTTTTGCAAGTTCTGTTGCATCAATATCGTTTCCTATTTCTTTATTAAAATTTTCAATTATTTCTTTAACAGTCGTTGAAGTAAATAAATCACAAGAAAGCTGAACTCCATACTCATTAAATATAACAGTTTTAATATCTTTAGCCATATCATCTGTAAAACCGCAATCACCGAGTTCTGTATTTTCATTCATTTGCCCGTCTTTTTTACCAAAAAATTCTGTTAATAAATTTTTAATAAGCATAATAACCTCACAATTTTCCTTCTGTTTCTAATTCATTTAACGTTTTTAATTCTTTTGTATCAAAATCAAATCTGCAATTAATAATCTGATTTTGAGAAGCCCCCCTTACTCGCACTTCTCTTATTTTTATAGTTTCGAAATAACTTTCATAACTATTTTCTCTCTGTACAAACTTTGATACTAAAGCCGGATAAAACTCAACTAAGTCTTTAGCAAAAAAATCTCCCGAACTTTTCCTTAATTGCATTAAAACAATCAGCACGCCTCCCTGTTTTTGAATTTCTTCGTTCAGTTTTTCGAATATAACATCTGTATCTGAATATTCTGTTGGTCGTAACCAATCAACAATAGTTACAGTGTCTTTAGTCAACTTTATTTTCATAGGATTAATTTCTTTACAAAATCTATAATCACCCTCAATCAGCCCCAAATATTTAGATATAGTAGCAAACCGGCTACCGCCTTCCGAACTATAATAATCAGGAACAATTCCTTGTTCTTTAAGTCTTTTAATAATATTCATTGAGACATGCGTATTATGATTTATAAAACCGTTACACCAAAATCTATTATTTTTTTTATATTTTTTTGATTCTATATTAAAATCATAAACATATTTTTCTTCGTTTTTATATTCTTTAGATATAATTTTATCAAAATAATAAGAGGTTTTGAATTGATTAGAATGTTGTCTTAAAAATATATTAGGATTTTGAGATTTTTTAGGAATATAATCATAATATTTTGCTAAATGGCAAAGTTGAAAAAGTTTATAAAGTTCAATAACAGAAAAAACTAATCTATAATAGTTTCTCTGATATTTTTTGTTAAATTTAGAATGTAATTTAACAAAAATTCCCAGATTTAATAGTATAATTTGTATTTGTTGTAATAATTTTAAACTTGCACTTGATAATTCCAGATTTCCTTTTTTTACATAAAGATAACTTTCACAATTAATATAAGCTTCTAAAAAAGCTATTTGAACATCTTTAGAAGCAGAAAATATTGCTTGAGGTATTTTTCTATTGGGGGATGTTATATTTATTTTGTTTGTTTCAAATAAAATTTTTCTAACTAAACTTGTTAAAATAGAAGACCTAAAATAATAATATATACAATTTTCTCTTTGTTCTATATTTGGTTCTAGTTTAAAATAACTATAGAGTTTCATTATATCTTCGTGAACTTTTTTGTATTTAATATTTTGATAAATAGTAATAGTATTTTTTTGTAAGTTTCCGTCTCCTATCACATATCCAAAAAATCTGCCTAATTCAGGAGTCATTTTATTTGGTATAAATATTTTGTTCATATTATTAGCGTGTTTATTTTTTTTATATACAAACTTAAATTTATTAGAAAATTCACTATCACTAAAACAGTTTGGGGGAATAATAACTACCTCGTCTCCCTCTTGAATATCACTTAATTTTTTACAAATTATATGATAATGAGGCGTGCCTTTGCTTATATATTTGTCTTTAATCAAAATTGGATGTTCTAATGTTCCTTCTATTTCATATCCAAAAAAAGTTTTAATTTTAATTGTTTGGTTAACTTTTTCTTTATAAAAATAATTAGGTTGCCTACACTTATTTTTAACTCCAGAATAAATCCGAAAATGAGAACTTATAGAAGAAACACCTTCTTTTCTTTTGCTACCAAAATTAGAAATATCCACTAGTCCACGATTTGTAGCCAAATAACCATCAGATATACATTTTCCAGCTCCAGTTGCTCCTCCCAAAATTACAATATCTCTATCCCTAACTATTGCTATATCAGAGAAATAAGGAAATTTGAATTTCACTTCTTCGCCTTCATCCATAAATTCAGTTTGCCAATTCGGGGTTTCAACAATATGATACATTCTGTGACTTTTATAAATTAAACCTTCTTTCATTAAACTTTTTAAAGCGGTATCTAATTTTTCTCTATCCGTTCCCGACTTACGATTTAACTCTAACATTTCTAATAAATCATATAAACTTGCCTCTTGAGGTATTTTTAACCGTTCATAAACTTCCTGAACAAATTTGGTTTCATCAGTAACCGAATATTTTTCCAGACTATTAAACATTGCTCTCATTTCTTGATAATCTAACGGGGGATTAAATAAAGTTTTATTAAGAGTATATAAAACAGTATTAACGTTTGCAACGGGAAGTTTTTTTCGTAAAACTCCTCCTATCCTAACTAAAGCATTATTTCTTCCGTCCCCGTTTCCTAACACCCCCAAATTAAAATTTTCCTTATCAATATCCGCTTTAATTTTATCTTCATCATTAATTATTGCAGAAGCAGAATATTTTGATAACAAAAATTCTTTTACATTTTGGGGAATAGAAATAATATTTTTGTTAATATCAATAAACTCTCTACTTTCCCCGTCCGTTATACTTGGAGCAACAACAATTTGACCGCCGTCAGACCTTATATCAATTTTTAAATTACCTAAATTATTTGTATTAGATAACTCAGAGTCATACTGATAAAAATAATGAACCCCCCTAGGTGTTTTTTGAATTAATGTATCTCCAAGAATATTTTTAAGTTCTTTTGGAATCTTACTATCAAAATCTATAACAATACAATTAGAAGATTTTCCGGTTTTTACTCCTATATTAAAATTATACTTAAAAATCCAATTTTCCCATTCACTTAGTTCTTTATGCACTTTATGTTGCCACCCTTGTTCTAAAGGAATTTTAGACCCAGCACCAATAGGCAATAAATCAAATCCGAGTTTCTGATATTTTACAATCAAATTATTAATCTCTGTTGGAGATATTAAATGATTACCGCCTATTGAACGTTGAATATCTGTTAAAATGTCTTCTTCAGATAAATTTTTTGACGGATTAATGTCTTTCCAAACATCAATAGCATCAAAACTTTTTTTACAAGCTGTACAATACATTTGAAATTCTGAAAAAGGTTTAAAACTGCAACTGGGCAATTTGTTTTTACATAAAGGACAAGTAAAAATAGATTTAGATTTACCTGATTTTTCTGTTACAAAATCGGGCACTGCCTTTTTCAAATAATCTATTGTATTTATCAATACAGATTTTTTATAATCAGTCATTCAATAAACTCATATTATATTCAAACATAGTTTTTACAGCGTTTTTAATATCATCAGTAGTTGTAATTCCCATACCCGAAACTAATTGACAAGCACCTGCCAACGCACACCCCATTTTCTTACCTCTTACATCTTCGGGCGAACCATATTTTGACCATTTTTCTTGTGTTCTACTTTTCCCATTAGCAGAAGAAGTAGCAACAGAAGATTTATTCTCTACAGGAGATGATTGATTATTACTTTGCATAAAAGTTATAGTGCTAGCATCGCCTTTTTTTGTAGATTCCTCATATTTTATTTCTACAACTGTTCCTTCATCGGCGGGATGCTTTTTATAATATGTTTCTACAGTTTTATTCAGAAAAAACCATTTGTCTTTTCCGTCGGGCATATGCAAGAGAACCATATTTCCGTTTCTACTAAATCTTACAATTGTAATATCATTATTCATACTTTCCTCCTTTTTTAAAGCCAATGAACTATATTATAAATTCCATTACACTAATCTCAACTGCTTCTTTTTTTCTTTTTCAATCTTTTTCTTTCGGTCTTTTTTCTGCAAAAACATTTTAGATTTTTCAAATGTTTCTGGATTAGCATTATTATAAATACTAAAAAAGTTTTCTCTTAATGAATTGTAAGGTAACAAAGCTAAATTATATTTCTTTTCTTCTAATTGATTAAACACGGGCTCAATCTTTTGTTCTACACAATCCGGTAAACTGGTTAAATCTACAATTTGTCTTCTAATTTCAAACTCTTTTTCGTCGCACACTTTACTTCTTAAATCATCAGATACTTCTTTTTCTATTTTCTTTTGTAAAACTTTATAAGGATTTTTTACAACCTTAAACCTTTTAGCTTTCGGGCTATAAATCAAAATATTTTTAAAACATAAAAGTTGTTCGTAATCTTGGTCAGACGCTATAATAATTTTTTCGTTATTTGGAAAATATCTAACTCCAAAAGAAATAATATCATCAGCCTCTAATTTTTCTATTCCTAAAACATAAAAAGGCGTTGATTTTTTGAGAATTTTTTCGAAATCATTATGTTTACCGTATTCACTTTGCCAATCTATATCAATTCTTTTTTCTCTTTTTTGTTTTCTTGTTGATTTATATTCTTTATCTAATTCCGCCCTCCAATTTCCACTAATATGAGTTTTATCTGTTGCTATAATAACTATATCATCCGGTTGTATACCTGTTTCTCGTAAATTTGTTAGCATCATTCTCATAGCAACAAAGGTTGAAGGTAACGGATTAAATCCTCTACTTGGTCTAATTGGATGTGTAGCATAAATTGAAGAATGAATATAATATCCCCAATCTAAAAAATAAATTTTATTTTTCGGTTTAATTGTCAACATTGTCTTCGTTGTTCTCTTCATTATAATCTAATTCTAATAACTCTAATTTTTCAAAAGATTCTATATCTTCTTCACATAAATCTTCGGCGTGAGCTTTCAAAAAACAGCTAATATGATACTCGGTTTTATATTTTCCTTTACCGTCAACAATATACAATCCAAAAATCTCTTTTTTACAATAACCACACCAAAGAATCTCCGGTGTTTTAATTTTTTCTGTTTTTTTCATTTGTTTGATTTCCAATATCTTCGTTGTGTTCTTTGTTATTAGCAAAATTTCTTTGCCACACGTGAAAAACATTAATAAAAATTATATCAACTGAATAGCTTCCTATATTTTCCCAATTTGTTTGTGTTGAACATCTTTTTAAACTTTCCTCAACAGTATTCAAATATTCATCATCAGAAATATCATCATCTTTTATATCACTGGAAATGTTTAACAAATCTCGATTTTGATATTCAATGAACTGTTGAAATTTAATAAAATTATTTTTTTTAACTTCAAGGTTAGTGGATAAAATAGGGGAATCAATTCCAGAAGAAATAATATGAAATCCTCGTTTAAGCCATAAAATATAACAAAAACAGCCTATTTTTAAAAGGTCTTTTTCAAGATGTTTGTTTCGAAACCGAATAACATATTTGTTCATTACCCAAAACAAACCCCTGTATCCGTGACTTTCACAAAGTATATCTGTTGCTTCTTTATCAGAATAACCGACAGCGTATTTTTCTCCGCCGTAATTGAATTGGTTTTCTATAAGTTTAAAATATAAATTTAACTTTTCTTTAACTGTCATATATTTCTCCGAATTAAAAATAGCAACTGCTCTCACTTAATATATAACAGTTTTTACCGTAATTTCAAATACTTTTTTTTCTCATTTTTCGTAATTACTTAAATCATAGTTACTTCTGATTAAAAACTTTTTTACTGTTTTGGTAACTTTTGCCATAAATTTTGCCATTAAAAACCAAGAAAAATTGTTTTTTTTGTATATTTCTCTTAAAGATTTTCCTTTAACAAAATAATCTATCACAAACGAATACTCTCTGCGAGTTAAAACCGGTCGTAACTCTTTAATATCAAAATAGTTAATATCTTTTTTTGGTGAATGTTCATCTAAATCGAGATTTATATTAATTGCCGGCATAACGTAAGCTCCAGCAGATTCAGCAATATTAACAATATCTTCCATAGGTAGAAACGTTATCGTTTTGTTGTGATGCAAACATTTACGATTAATAATATTATAAAGTTTACCGGTAACACTTAAACGTATACAAGCCTTTAATGAAAATCCTTTTTTTGCTTGTGGAAGTGTGCTGTATTTATTTATTACTTCGGATGCAATATTCATAGCAATAATACATAAATCTTTGCGAGATATACTGTTATTCAAATACGTATTTCCATATAAAGAAAACATTTTATTGGCTACGTGTGTTGCAACCGTTAAATACTTTTCGGGATTCTTAATATTCATTTTGGTCTCCTTTTGGTGTAATTTTTTTTCTTTCTTTTCTTTCTTTATATATTTCTTTCTTTTCTTTCTTAGCTTTTTAACTAAAGCTTTTAAAAAGCTTTTTATTTTATTTAAGAGTATATTATTACTAGAATACTCTTAAAACGCTTAGTATATAAGAAGATATATACTAAGCTTAAAACAAGCTGTATAGTATTAGTATACTAGTATAAAATAAATATTAATCTCTGTGTACTACACAGAGTATATTTTAAAAGCTTTTAGCTTTATCTATACGTAAAAGATATTAAAAGCTTTTTATTTAAAAGAACTAAAAGATTAATATAAAAAGTAATCTATAATACCCTACTTTTGCTCAAAATATGCAAATTGGGGGTCTAGACCTACCCTATATATAGTCAAAAAACGCACAAAACGCCCCTTCTCGCTTGAGATTTTTAAAAAGGCATACCTAACCCTACCCCCATCAATAATCGTGCGTTCTAGACCCCATTCTGTGCGTTTTTGGGGTATTTAAGGCTAAACTTGATTATAATTCAGGTAAATCTTCAAGCTCTATCTCAGCCTTACGCTGTTTTGGTTCTTTTCTGGGTTTATTAATTTTAAAAGAATTTGGTTTTGGTTCTGTGTTTCTAATTTTATACTGATATTCGTTTATTGCTGTTTCTGTTTTGGGTTTATAATATCTCAGAGTAGTTTTAATATCACTGTGCCCCAGCAATTTTTGAGCCGAAGTTATACTTATACCGTTTGCTTCTAACATTTCCGCAAACCCGTGACGAAAAGAGTGCCAAGTAATATTTTTTTCTTTGAGAATAGGTTTTATATTTTTTAATATACACTGTAATTTTCCTTCCGTTAAATTAAATGCGTTTCTTTCTACATTTTCTTCCGGTTCTCTGACAAAATACATTTCTAAAATATCTGCAACATCTTTGTTAAAACATACTTTTCTCTCTTTTTTACTTTTATTGGGAAGTCTAATTATTGCCGTACAGTTTTTTAAATCTATATCTTTTCGAGAAATATTTAGAATTTCATTTCTTCTAATACCTGTAAAGTAATAAAAATATAAAATCGCTTTTAATTTGAGCGGATGAATATATGAACTTAACCAGCCCATTGCTCGCCTCACAAGAAACCTTAAATCGTCCGGTGTAAATTGAGGTTTTATTTTTTCAGTTCGTCGCTGATACGGTAATTTATTTATTTCAACTAAATTTTCTTCGGTTGCTAATTTATTAAGTATAAGAAACTTAAAAAAACATTTTAACGCTTTAATGTAAGCATTAATAGTTTCGGGTTCAGAAGTTTTTGTTTTAACATAAAGAATAAACTCTGTTATTTTCGAAAAGTCAAAATCTTTATATTTTAGTTGTTTTTCTTCTACATATTTTATAAAAGTTCTTATAGTATAAAAATAATTTTTAGCCATTCCATTTAATGACAAATAATTTAAAAACTGTTCGATTAAAGGTTTCATTTTACCTCTATTTTTAGTAAATCAAAATATTTTTTTGTATCATCATTCCAATCTCTCTCTCTCTTTCATATAATTAACCGCATCTCTTTTTGTAAAAAAAGCATAACAATAAAGAGGTCTAAAAGCATTTGTTTTGATTGTTTTGCTGACCAGTATAAACGGATATATATTTTCTGGTCTTATTGCTCTGTTTTTATGTTTCCAAATATATAACTTCATTTCCTTATTTCCTTTTCTTTGTATGTGATTAAACTTCACTCAGAAATTCTAATATTTGCCTCCTTAAATTTACCGTCTATTAACTGATACCATGTGTCGGCTTTAATTTTTTTACCGTCTATTTTGGCTGATTTAACACACAAAACAGGATAATATTTGCCTGTCCATTTTCCGTACTCGGCTAATGTTATCCAACACCCAACCTTTCCTTTAATTCGACAACCCCTACCGATACTTGCACCTACACATTTTTTTCCCTGTAATTCTATTTGCGACTCATCTCCGCTTTGAGCTGACTGCGACCCGTCTCCGCTTTGAGCTGACTGCGACTTATTTCCGCTTTGAGCTGACTGCGACCAGTCTCCGCTTTGAGCTGACTGCGACCCGTATCCGCTTTGAGCTGACCGTGACTTGTCTCCGCTTTGAGCTGAC